AGGCGAAGACACTCTTTCCCTACACGACGCTCTTCCGATCTATCTGAATCAGCAGTATAGACCTGTTCTTCATATGCAATCGCTTTGTTCTGTGCTCCCTGGATACCAAATACAATCATTAATACAATAGCAAAAATTCCTACTCTGGTAATAACAGGTACTTTCCAATTTGTGTTCTTCATTTAAAATTCTCCTATTTAAATCTACTGAATATTCTTTTGTTAATATTTGCAATTAATTTAAATTCCAGTCCTCTGATTCTTCTGTCAAGAACTCTTCACATATGGTTACTATTTCGTATGAATTATCTCCATTATCATCCATCCAAGCCACATTAAAACCGAGATTCTCAAGGGTTTTATAATCTTTAATTGTACAAAATTGAGGATTCAATGTAACTTGGCATACCGAAACTCTCTTTAACATTTCTTCCTCCTGAAACAACGGTTTTATTTGTTACTATTATTATTCTCCAAATTTTAGCAAATCGTCTTTCTTGATAAAAATCATCACAAACACTGCGACTACAAGAAGCACATTCATGATTGGAATGAAAAATGACCATATCCCAAGATTTAATGTCACTGGATCATCATTAATATAACCATTCTTTTTAATGTTGTTATAAAATACTTTTGCAAAGCCATAAAATGTAATCAGACATAATAACGAAAATGCAATATGAAATTTAATTAATCCCATCTATTTCTCCTTCTAAAAACTGGTTGCTGACATATCCTTGTCTAAATAATCACCATCGTGTATTGTAGTCACATATTTTACATACGGATACTGTTTTATATAATTCTCGATATGTGCGCAATTATTACATTTGTGTGGAAATTGAGGAGGAAATGATGGAAATATAACATTTCCGTCTTTCTCCATGAATCCTTTTTTGCATTTATCACATTTCATTTTTACTAAAACGGTTTTAACTTCACTCTCTTCTTCCATGTGTTCTCCTATATATTCAGTTCTTTATTGCTCACTCGAACCTGTACATAACAGCTATCACCAAACATAAATCCGAAGCACTCAGCACCATCAAATTTATATGTGAGCACCAGAGTGTTTTCGCGCATTAATTCTATAAACCGCCGTGCGTATTTCCTGATTGCTCTGCGTTGCAGGAATTTTGAATGACAACGTAGCCAGTTACTGCACCAAATAGAACCATATCCTATGCCTTCAACATCGATCCATGGATTTTCACCCATACAGTCTTCATCACCGTACCAATATTCGCATATGTCTATGTATTTATATTTCCTGATGTTGGGAATGTTAGCATCACATTTTTTACAGATAAAAGCACCGCATTTCTGTAGCTTAAACTCATCGATAATTTTAACTAAGTTCATTTGAGACCTCCGGATCATAATTTATAAAAATGTCAAATAACTGCTGATCTTCGGGGTTATTACAAATAATATCGATGTCCTCAATTCTATCTTTCGCACAGTCTCTCATTCTCTGCCAGAAATACTTAATTGTATCATCGACAAGAGAATTGTAAAGTTCTGCGCATTCCTTATATGTATCGGCATAATAACGACTTAAATCGGCCAAGACTTCTTTGGATTTTGCGAGACTCTTTGAACCTTTTTTATACGGAGCAAAATAAGTTCTATAACCATTTTCATAAATCTCACCTTGTACCGGTTTTTGAATAAGGCCATTTTTGTTTTTATTCCCTTGCAGTTCATAAGCACACGCCCAGATAGGTTTATTTTTATGCGACTCAATTAATTTCCAAACTTCTTTTCGTTCTCTGTAAATCATACAACCTCCGCTAATCCAATAGATTTGATATAGTTGCTCCTGCTCCACAACCAAGTCCAAGTAGCCATGCCGTAGACCCAAATTTTTCATTTAATGCTACTAAACACGTTATAAATAGTATAAGTCCACAAGTCCCTAAGCCCTTTTTAAATGTTCTCATTTTATTATTCTCCTATCCGATGGTAAAACCACTGTAATGTTCGTATTCTTTCGGTTCTTCTACTGGAGCATATGTATCAGTCACCTGATCATATTTGAACCACCAACGCTCGCTACTATTGGCTGGTTTATACAGACCTTCCTCGATTTTCTCGATTAAAGCATAATCATAACAGCACTCATTGATTCCGCACCAGTTTTCCATAACGGCTGAAACTGCCGTTTCATAGGAGCCGTACCAGCCCACCAGACGGCTTGAACCGAAGTCTGGGAAGAAATTTTTGACTCCCATGCGTTCACACATCATAACGACGTATATAAAGTCTCTGTGGATCGTCAGAGGCTGCACATTAAGGTATGTAAGCTCCATTTGAGGAGCAAGTATTTTATAGCCGGTCGGCATATCTAATGTAGCTGTACCAAATGTCATAGATTTATTCTCCTTCCTGAAGCGATAACCAGGTATGTCTGGAAACGCTTTTATTGTTTGTCATGCACATTTTAAACGCTGCCGGTTCTGCCAATAAAAGACATCTCTTTTTTGCTCTCGTGATTGCTGTGTAGAGCATACAAGTATCAAGTAGTGTATAATGCGTCATATCAATAATAATGATGACATTTTTAATGCCACTTCCTTGCAATTTATGGCATGTGGCCGCGTATGCCAAATCCAATTGATCAAGTTCGCTTTTATCATAAAGAACCATTTTTTTCTGGTCGCCTAATTTAAATTCGATTTCAAGCTGCATTGACTTTTTTCCATCAACTTCAACATCAGAAATATTTTTTATATATCCGATTTCTCCATTAAACACATTTTTTTCATAATCATTATCGGTTTGCATCACCTTTGACCCTACATAATATGTTCTTTCTCCATATTGAACATGCTTTTCAGATGGTTTAAACAGCAGATCAGTAATCCTTTTGTTGATTTCCAATGCGCTGTTTCCGCACTTTTCACGTCTTGGGGTAATAATCACGGCGCTGTCCATGCCTTCTTGCTCGACCGTTTTCATATATGTTTTAATGGCGATATTCTGTAATGCTTCTCTGGATTCTCTGAACATGTAAATCATATCTTGCAATTCTCCATTTACAATACGGAGTTCTGGTCCATTAATTGGATAAATTCCTCCTCTAATTTTATTCGCGTCCATTAAAATACCAGACTTTTCTGCTTGTCTTAAAACTTTTGTAAGTCTGTAAATTGCAAATTCATTTTTGAATTCTAAAAGATCGCCAAACACATTTCCATATCCGATTGGTGGAAGCTGTCTGTTGTCACCACACATGATGATTTTCTTTCCCTCTTGAACTGCGTCAAGAATTGCATGAAAAATTCCGACATTGATCATCGAGCATTCATCGACAAGAATTACATCAGAAGGAAGAGGGTCGATATGATTAAATGAAAATCCTTTGGGAGTATATCCTAACAGTCTATGGATCGTACACGCTGGAAATCCAGTCGCTTCTGTGATTCTTTGTGCCGCCATCGCTGATAATGCACAACATGAAATTGAATATCCTGCCTTTTTGTAAACGTTTAAGATTGCGCGAGAAATTGAAGTTTTACCACTTCCTGCCTTTCCTGTAATAATAACAACATTGCTATTAATACTATTCTCTACAACTGAACGCTGTTCTTCTGTTAAAAAGAACCCTTGATCCGATTCTGACTTAGAAATACCAGCTTTAATATCATCATTAGAAACTTCTAAAGTGTCATAACTGTTAAGTTTTTTCAGAATATCAAGAATTGACTTTTCTTTTTCATAATATCTTTTTAGTCCAATTCTGTTTTTCTCCATATCACGTTCAATATGAAATACTAACTCATTATTGCATTCGTTATCCATAATCGTTTTGTATATATCCATACAATCGAAAAGGTTATCTCTTACTGCATTTTCAAGAGTATTGATATTTACCCATGTATGACCGCTACTATTCCCAAGCTCTTCGAGGTAATTCTCTATGAAGGCATAAACTCGTTTTGCAGAAACTCGAATCTGTGGGTTAATCTTTAATGCCAATTGGTCTACTGTTTTAAAACCAAAGCCTTTGATTTGAAGCATAATATATGGGTTTTCTGTCAATTTTTCCTTTAACAGAGTTGGGTTCGGTTCGTTGGAAATTAATTTTTTGATTTTATTGTATGTAACTCCTAAAGGCTGTAACATGACCAAAATGTCGGAAATAACATAATTACTCAGGACTTTTTCTTTGATCAAGTTATAGGTATGTTCTCCAATACCTTTAAGATTTGCCAAATCAACATTATCTGTTCCGTCGATAATATCCTGTACAATATTCGGATATTTTTCGATTAAAGTCTCTGCCTGTCTTTTCGTAACAATGGATTCAAGAAACATTTTCTGCTGTTCTTCTGTTTTCGGCGCAACAGACACAACTGACTTTGGTTTATACTGATAGTTCTTGTATTTATTGTTATAGTCCAATGTTGCTGTCACTTCATATTCTGACCCAATATATAATTGCTGCATATTCCCAGCAAGAATTGACATTTTTAAATCTTCATCCACATACCCGCCGAAAGGATCCTGTGGAACTGCATCGTATTTAGGAATATCATCTTTTGTATGAAATACAAAAACGCCATAATTAGAATCCTCCGAGTAATAACGTTGTGTTACCGGTATACATTTAAACCTAATTTCTTCCAAGTTTTTCACCTCTCATAAAATCATAGTGAGGATTTGACTCCTCACTATGATATTCTCTGTTTTAACTGCCGATCTTCAAGCCATTGATCATAGCTTTTCATTTCCTTGACAATTGCTTTATCGTCGCTTTTCGCGCAAAGCATTGCAACCTGGGTTCCACGTTTGATTAAATCCTCATACTGTTTAAGCTGTGTATGCCAACATGTTGCTTCAATCAATCCAAAAGCCGAATACATCCAAATAAACGCAAATTGTTTCCCAGTTCGGTCTTTCTTTTTTTGAATGTTTGCAATAACACCAACAACAATGCCCTTCCCACCGTCATCGACACTTTCAAATGGCATCTCAATAAATTCGTATGCTTTTTCGAAAGGATTGTATGTAAGAAACACCGATAATGCTTCAAATTCCCATAGATCCTCGTTTTTTAAATATTTCTCCACAAATTCCGAGATTGCTTTTTTGTTTTTTTCGTCCTGAGTCTGATAAAATTCTTTCATTTTTGCAGTGTTATAAAGCTTCAACCGATCTTCTTTTGCTTTAATAACTTCACCATCTATACCATACTTCTCTTTTAGCACAGATAGTTTTGGTAAAGTAGAAACTGGTGTATACTCTTTATTCTTAAACTGGGATTTAGCAAAAGATAATAGAAACTCTTTTTTATTTTTACATGGAATAGCTCCAGCTTTTGTAAGACTGATAACAATAGAAATAGATGGAGACATACGCTCGTAGAAATCATCGAAATTATCGAATTTGCGAACAGAGCGTTCATCGATCAAAGCATCAACAAATTTTTCTCCCACACCCTTTATTGCCTCAAGACCAAATAAAATTTTTTCATTATAGACTGAAAAAATTCTATCAGAGCGATTGATATGGGGAGGAAGAATCTTAACATTAAAGTTTTTGGAATCTATAATGTATTTATTTATAGCACCATAATCATCACGTTTCTGGTTTAGAAGACCACAGAAAAATTCAGTGGGATATTTTTCTTTAAGATATGCTGTTTGAAGGGTGAGAATTGCATATAACGCACTGTGAGATCGGTTAAAGCAATATCCTCCCTTAGACGATAATTCATCGCTAATCTGTCTCGCGATATCTTCACTGTAACCATTATCAATAATCTCTTGATAAAGCTTCTCTGATTCCTGTTTAATCATTTCAAGATTCTTTTTTCCAATGGCCTTACGAAACTTGTCCGCTCCGCCGTATGTACGACCACCAAATTTTCTAACAACTTCCATAACCGATTCTTGGTAAATTAAACAACCGTAAGTATCTTTTAAAATTGGCTCCATATCAGGATGAATATAATGAACCTTTTTCCTTCCGTGTTTACACTCAATGTATTCATCAAGTGCTCCCATACTATCAGGACGGTATAGTGCCAGCACAGCAGACACATCTTCGAGGTTGGACGGTTGAAGTCTTAATAAAAGATCTTTCATGCCCTGTGACTCAACCTGGAACACGCCATTTGTATCGGCTGAACACAAAAGCTTATACATGTCTTTGTTCTTTAAGAATTCAGGATTATTTACATCGATTTCATATGGATCTATATGCGCATATTCCATGCATTCTTTAATGGTATTCAGAGTATCTGCAAGACCAAGACAGTCGAATTTGATGATTCCAATCTCTTCAATGATCTTTTTATCAACTTGAATGACGTGTTCGCCCTTCGATCCAAGCTTCATCGCCATATAGTCTGTGATCTTTGTATCTACGATTCCAACACCACCAGCATGAACTGATGTCTGCCGAACCCTGCCACTGATTTTCCCGGCGATATCGAATAATTCTTTGTAATCAGCGTATTCCTCATATAACGTTGGATTATTCTCTACACATTCTTCAAAAGTCGGATAAGTAAATTTCTTACTAATCTTGTCGCAAATTTTATATGGAATACCAAGGATCCTACCAACATCTTTAATTGCAACAACAGGGGTAATATATGAAAAGTTTATGACCTGGCATACTCTGTCTTCGCCATACTTTTTCATCAGATACTCTACTACTTTTTCACGATCCGAAAAGTCACTGTCAATATCTGGCATTGATACTCGTTCTGGATTTAAGAAACGCTCAAAAATTAGTCCATAAGAAATTGGGTCAAGTTCAGATATTCCAAGAAGATAATCGACAATCGCTCCACCGCCGGATCCACGCCCTGGACCAACAGCAACACCATGGCTTTTTGCCCATTTAATAAAATCCCATACAATCAAGAAATACCCATCAAACCCCATCTGGTGGATGATTCCAAGTTCATAATTAAGACGATCTCTACGAACTTTTTGATCTTCCGATGACATTTTATCAATATTCCTTCTATGCCAGCCCTCTTCACAAAGATGCTTTAAATAATCATAGTTTGTATTAAAACCTTCTGGAAGAGGAAACGTCGGTAACTGCGGGGACTGAAATGGCATGTTTACTTCTTCAATCATATCCGCAATCATGTCTGAGTTTTCCAGCCCAAGAGCTACGTTTTCTTTACCAATTTGAGTATCCATGATTTCATGGATCTCGTTGTCAGACTGCATATAGCAGTCTTCATAGGTTTCTCCAATTGTATCGCTGTCTCTGGCGATTTGAACATGCTTTGCTTGATAATAGAGATCTTCTTTTGTCGCGGCATGGCTATCTGTCGTGATTGTAAATAGCGTATTAGTGTCTTGCGATAATTGAAGAATCTTTTTGTTATACTCAGCTTGAGCTTCTGAGCTGTGACTTTGCATTTCTAAAAAGAAATATGGAAAGATTTCTTTATACTCTTTTATGTATTCGATACACTTGTTATAATCCCTCTCACGAGATATCTTTGACGCAAGACACGCGGACATAATAATCAAATCTTCCGCGTATGGCTTTATCATTTTCAGGTCAACACGGGGTTTGTAATAAAATCCTTCAAAGTTGCTTTTTGTAACAATTTCATTAAGAGCAATTCTGCCCTTTTCATTCTTGGCCAAGGCTACCAAATGAAAATACTTGCTGTCAGGGTCCTGAACCTTAATGTCAAAACACTCGTATAATTCAACGCCATAAATCATTTTGACTTCTGGATATTTCTTTTTTAACTTATCAAAATATGCCCAGGAATATTGATTTCCGTGCTCAGTTATAGCAAATGCATGAATTCCTAATTCTTTTGCTCTTTTTAAATATTCTTCCGGATGAGAAAACCCATCGAGAACAGAATATTCAGAGTGATTGTGTAAAGAACTTGACATCTTATTTCGCCTTTCTATGCTTTGGTGAACTCATAGTCTTTAACAATAATCTGTGGTGTAAGAATACCTTTATAATTATTTAAAGTAGCCTTTCCGACCACATCCATATATCCCAATAAAGAATCAAATGTTTCTTCTTCATTCTCATATTCCTGAATAATCTGGTCTTTGTCTCGGTCTACACTAAACATTACAAAAGCAAGTTCATCATTAAAAATGGTTTTCCATGTATTTAAATTCTTACCCATAATCATTGTGGATTCTTTGTATACTGGAATATGTGAAATATGAACCAGAGGTTCTTCCACGCCTTGACCAAACATATCTTTCATATCGTCAATCGCTTTAATAAAAGCAACATCAACATCCTCTGCATTTTTGTCAAAATCGACCTGCCAAATTGCTTGGAAATCAATATCTTTCCAATTATTATTAATGCAAGAAATTGCAGCTTGTACATTTTCTCTTGCAATACTAAAACCTGCAGCATTATCATGTCCTTGTACGAACTCAAATAATCCGGTATTCAACAGCTCTTTTTTTAAGCTCTCAATAGGACTGTTATCAAAGTTTCTACAAGAACCTCCGTAGAATAGCTCTCCATTCTCTCTCGGTGCTTGTCGTCTCAACAATAATGTCGGAAGATTATACTTTTCTGCAATCTTAATAGCTACTAATCCAGTTAATGTTTCTCCGAGAATTCCAGTTACGTTCGCAAAAATTGCTTTATTTTCATCAAGGCGTTTGTCGGAAATAAGGCGTTCAACTTCTGTTACTTCCTTTGTAACTTCTTTTGTTTGTCGAGCCTTGGCATTGGAGCACAGCCGCGCCGCTCTATCGTAGATGGATTCATCAACCTCTTCGGTTTCACCGCGCTTCTTGTATTTGAACACTTCGTCAGTTTCAATAAAGGCTCTAAATAACAAATCCTTTTCGTCCTGATCGCCAATACGGATCATGGCGTTTAAGACTGGGGTGATGTAAAACTGTATAGAAGTAATATTTACAATACCGTTCATAGAATAAGACTGTTTATCAATCAATGCCTTAAATAATTTACTTCTAATTCTGTTAAGACCATGTGTGACATAATATCTTGTCTCTAATTCTCGCATGTCCATAACATCAGAAATATTGGCTAATGCACACATATCCATCATATCCATAGCCGTATCTTCCCAAAGCTCCTCGTCTAATGCTTCAAGAAATTTATATACGATTCCCGCACCACAAAAGTTTTTGTTTGGATATCTACACATCTGGTTATTCACAACAATTGCATAATCATTTTCAACGTCGCAAATATGATGATCCAGAATAATAATATCCATACCTTTATCCTTTAATTCTCTGCACTGCTCTACATCATTGCTACCAGCATCAGGAATAATAAGTAGTTTGCAATCATCGGGAATTGTAATATCCTTCGATAGCCCATGCTGTTTTTTTGTATGAAGCGAATATGTAATATTAAGATTCGGATCAATTTTCTTAAAAGCGCGATAAATCATACTTCCAGAGACATATCCATCAACATCGCAGTCTACTAAAATATGAATCCGATCTTTATTTTGAATATGCTTTTCTGCACATTTTACTGCTTCGTCGATATTATCTAATAAACTGTATGAATAAGTATCGCTTTCGCCAGGAGCTAAAAACCTATTTATATTCTTGATTCCTCTGTTTTTTAGGATTGTGACTTCTACATTACATTCATCGTTTAACGATCCTTCAATTAATTTATATCTCAAGAAAGCACCTCTATTTTAATCTGTACACATTGTTTAATAGTAACTTTTCAAATTTCTCTATCTCATCTGTCGGAGATTCTTTTTCATTAAGAGTTCCGTCTTTATCTATTAGTGCATATACTTCTACTTCGTCGATAAAACGGTCTGCAATTTCTTTTAATTCTTCTTGTTGAACATCTTTATCAAAAACAAAATAAAGCGGTACACACAGTCTGGTAAGCTTGTCTATTTGACATTTAGAAATCTTCTTTCCGCCTGTCGCAACAGCTTCGCAATAACCAGCTTCCCATAACTGCATAACCCCCTTTTCTGCTTCCACAACAAATGCGCGTCTTCTATTTCTTATATATGGCATTGTTTTATATAGCCCATATAAAATTTGTGATCTCGCACATTTTTCTAAGTAAATAAATTTCTGTACATTTTCTGGAACATCCCTATAAAAGTATCTTCCTTTAACGCCCACTAAATTGCCCAAATCATCTCTGATTGGAATGATAATTCTATCAGACATTTCATCGTATCCAACTTCGAACTCACGTTGAGTTTCATATCCTACATGGTCTTCATTGAACATCTCGTTCACATAAGGTTCAAAGTAATTCAAGATTTTTTCAGATATCGGTTTTAACGGTTTTTCTTCTTCTCCAGATATATCATCTGATACCTGCATCTGTAATAGCATTTTTGTTATCCGTATACTTTCTGGAAGATCTTCATCGAAATTTGAATAATAATCAATATCCAGTTCATCGCAGATCCATTTAACTGCATATGGGAACGATTCTTTTTTATAAAATTCAACGAGGGATATAATATCCGATGATTTTCTACCATTTGTTATATCCCTCGTATAATTGATGGTAGTTAGATTTGTATTCTCATAAACACATACGGCTGTCGTATTATCACCATCTGGATTAGCAGCTTGTATAAAGCCATCTCTTTTTCTGATGTGATGACACCCCAACCCTTCGAGAATTTTTTCAATTAGATCATTCTCCAAGATGTGCTCTTTTAAATCCTCGATGTCCATTTATAACTACCATCCTCTCATTATTTTTTTACCAATTCTCCTATTTCCATCCACACGTTTAAATCAAGATCTACTTCAAAAAGTAATTTACATCGTCTGCCAAATCTATTTTTATCACACACACAACAGTAATAGCGTTTATTCTCATCAAGGTTATGAACTGTCTTTGTACCCCAATCACTGGTAGAAACATAGCCGTATTTATGAAATTCTCCCTTTTGAATTTCTTTAAATAGAAACAGAGTATGCAATACGTGCTTAATAGCTTTACAGTTTGCAATATTGCTCGAAGTTAATTCGTCAGGTTTAACAAAATTAGCATCATCAGTAAGCTGAATGGAAAGATATCCAAACATCTTTAGTTCTTTTGCCAGTTCTGTAAGTTTTGTTGCTGTAACTTTCATGGCAGCCCAATCTCCGGTTGTCGCTAAATCATTTTTAAATGTGTCATAAAAGAAATACTTTATCCCATATGTAAGATTTGCTTTTCGGATTTTAAACTCTAACGTTTTATCATCATATGCAGTAGAGATATCTTCTGTAAAAATAAGTCCCTGTGTTTCTTCTTCGATCCATTTTGCGATAGACATAGTTTTCTGATATTCTTCTGAGGTTTCAGAAACACGCTTTACATAGTCTTCGATTGGTTCGATCACATCTCCCCACTCATCCTTTTTAGGGTAAAGGAATTCACCATTTTTATCCCTGTAAAGACCCAGTGTTAATTCTTTCTCCTTTTTCTGAAGCTTTAATCTGTACAATGCTTGAAACTCAGGATTATTAATAACTGTTGTAATCAATGCATATCTAATTTCCTGAATACTCATCTCGTTAAGTAATACATATACTTTTTCTTTTAAAACCAATGTGATATAAGCAATCAACTTAGTCATATAACGACTTTTTCCGGCATTGCTCAGCATACCTACTGCCATCGTAGATTCTGTTTTTAAACCTCGAATCATGTCGTTCATAATGGGAAAAGGAATAGGAATACCAAGATCAGGGGTTTCCATGCAATGAAGCAATGTAGATTGAATATTAGAATTTAAGATTTCTGCTTCCTCATTTGTTAAAATTACTGTGTGAATTCTATCTGCTTTTGACCGAATCAAGCGATAAATATCCATTGCTGAGAGCAATTCAAATTTAGGATGTGTCATAATTTTCTCAACATCAAATCCATTTTTTTGATATTCTCTCAGTAACGAATACTTTTTAAGGACCTCATAATATCCGGCGAAATTTTCTGGAACAGCCAAACTCATCCAGCTTTCAATAAGCTTCCAACCGCCATATTTTTTATATAACGACAAACGTTCTTCATCTTCTGCCATATAAGTGCTTATGATGCTTCGATTAAAATTTTGACTTCTTGTTTGATAAATTATTTCAGCGTTGTCGTAAAAGAACCTTGTTGACTCATCGTGAAAATCATATTTTGAACGAATGTTATGACCATTCTCAATAAATAAATCTGGTGATTTGTAAATACTTCCCACAACCAGAATTTCATTTGTAATATTAGATACTACATCCAAAATCGCACCGCCTTATTAAATTTCATCCAGCATCGAACTGATGTCTACTGTGTTATTCTCTTTCTTTTGTCGTTGCGGCAACACATCTCTATATCCAACAAACTCAATATTTTTTACCTGCTGCTCTTCTGCATCTGCTTGAGCAAGTTTTTGTTGTTCTTTCCATTTGAGATAAGCGTCATATTTCCCCAATAGTATTGCAAGATCATAATATACCAAGCTAATACCGTTTATATCTTTTCCTTTTTTTCTGTTATTTTCAGCCTGTCGTAAAAGATATTTCTTTTTCTGTTTCCACATATCCAGAAGGTCTTCCGGTGGCACTGGCCGATTCAGATTTTTATATGTTCCTTTGTAAACGGATGCCATAAACGAAAAGAAATATTTTGGAAAATATGTAAGACCATACATATCAGAAATAAAATCATATAGCTCGCTTGTGGCGGTTTTTTTTCTTGGTTTTACTACTGGTTCTGGTTTCTTCTCTTCTTCTGAGATAAATTTCTGACATTGCTCTATTGTCATAGGGCTTCTTCTCTCATTTGATGTGTAATAACCGATATAGCAATCTTTATGAGCGCACACTCTCGTCTTTGCTTTTTCAAAAAAGAAATAATCATTTGACGCTATTGAGGTATCTATGTCTTTTTTACAAAAGAAGCATTTTCTTATTTTCTTTGCCATATTTTTATAAAGCTATGCTGGGAAATCCCCAGCATAGCGTGAAATCTTGTTATCGAGTTACGATTTCGTAATACTTCTTTAATGTATCGATATCTGTAATCTTCTGATATGCTTTCGGAAGACCAGCTTCGACAATTGCCGTCTGTTTCTTACTCTTTTCTACCTGTGGAAGATTAGTAATTGCTGTCTTAATAGCTTCCTGATAGTCTGTTGCTGTTTTCGGACCAGAAACAGAATCTGCACCAATAGCCTTGTTGTCTTCATACTCAGAGTCGAATTTCGCATTATCCTTCTCTACTTCCTTAAGCTCCTTGGAAATAGCTGCATCCATATTATTCTGAACCACAAAATCTTTCTTGCCTTTGTTTTTTGTAATAGCAGACTGCCAATCCAGAATAGATGGCTCGACAATAATTTCATTCTGCTGATGTACAAGCGTTCTGTCCTTATTATCAATGAGACCTTTAATAATTCCATCTGTATCCTTGAACATACGGATTACAGTTTTACAATTGTACCCAACATCTTTAAATCCATCAGGAACAAATCTACCAGTTCTGACCATCTTAATGGAACCATCTTTATCTCTGGAAGAATCCGTCTCTGCTTTCTCTCTGGCTGTTACAGCAAAATGCTTACCGCAAGCAAGAAGATCAAGGATAAGATTCTGACCATCAAACTTTAAAGTGTTCCAATCTTTTAATTCCATTCCGGCCCCTTCGATTGCAACCTCTTTATCCATTCCAGTAAGTTCATTTCTCTTAGCTTTTACTGTCGCTCTCTTTTTTGAAAATTCAATGATACTTTGCTGTTTTGCCGTATACAGAAGTGTTGCGCCATCAACAACAATCATATCTGGTCTGAACGGCTGACCATCAGCATCAAGATATACTTCATCGGTTTCATTGCCGTCCTCATCAAACTCATAGAAGTCTTCATTGTTTTTTGCTTTTTTAATGAATTCTTCCACTTCTGTAAGAGACTGAGTATATACGATATAAATATTTCTGAGGTCATAACCTTCCTCTTCGTATTTATCAAGATATGTATCAACGCCGCCGTTCTCTGGATCAATAAAAAGAACTCTAAACGGACGACCTTCCTCGTTTACTAATTTCATAGACTCAAGACAAAAACTGGACTTCCATGTACCATAATCACCGTAAAGTAAAAAGCCTAATCTTGTCTTGATTTTATTTCCACCACGTCCTGTAGCCATTTATTATTTCCTCCGTATTATATGATTTTCTAAATTACTGTTTGTTGAAGCAGAACTGGATTTACCAGCCTGCCTCCTCATCTTCATCTTCTAATTTTCCGGACCCCCAACCATCAGTCTGTTTTCCGAAGTCATTCTCTGCTGCTTTAGACGCTTTAATCATTTCGATTGCTTTATCAATTTCCGCCTCAGAATATGTATTTGTATCAATGGTTTCAGGATCAGCGCCAGTAATAATCAGCTCACGCTTTGTTGGATTATTTACACGCTTCATATCGTTTTTCTGACCCCATACGTCTGTGGATTCTACTTCTGTGACATCTTTCTCTACGGAAATATCTCCCCATACGTTGATAGAAGTATACGGTTTTAACTGCTTTCTAAAGGTATTTGCAAGACTCGCATCAACAACAATGAATTCAACATCTTCAATAGAGTTGTAGTTTACAATTTTTGCAGAAAGAGCAAATCTTCCGTCCTCTGTTTTTTCAATTCCGGTATATACAATAGTCTGGGTAAACTTTGCGTTCGGCTTGAAATCTTCTGCTGTAAAATCAATATCCTTTCCAAGAGAAATCTGGTTAGGAACAAACTTAGTGGAGTGCTTGGATGTTTCACCGTCCTGATAAGAGCTGTATTCAATATTTCCTTTGATGAACACGGTCTTTTCATCGACAAGATTGTTGGAGACCTCAAGACAAGCATCATAGTCAGTTAAATGCTTTTTATCGTTTACGTCATTACCCTTTGCATCCTTTGTCTTTGTAACCCCAACATTTACACCGATAAGAGAAAATCCATCCTCTGCAAAATTAAAACGATCCTTCCACGGAATTGTTTTAGTCTCAGACTTCCCTCCATTTTCTCCTCTTTTTGTAAAATACACATTCTCCTTTTCCATGCCATTAAGACCTACGGAAAGGGTTGCCTCCGGTTTAAACTGAACTCCAAAATTTACACTTCTCCATGGCTTGCCAGTTTTGGTAATCTTTTCTGTATAGAAACTATCTCTTTCTGTACCAGTAACCTTGCCACGAACCTGGAAAGTACCTCTTGTCTGTGGAAGATCTAAACCTTTTTTCTTTGTGTTTTCTGCCATTAAATGGACCTCCTAAAAATTTAATTTATTTGAATTATTGTTAATAAAAACAATCTATCTCAACGCCCGCATCTCACCGATACAAGCGGATCATCAAACCGCTAATATGTAAAAATCTATCTAAAATAGCGATTTTGGGGTACAAAAACCCAAGGGTGCGCTATTTTCACCCTACCGAAATTTGATATTATGTTTTATTTTTTTGAATTTTGATCCGAACCGGATCAGGAACAAATAGAAAGCCTAATTAGTTATTCTCTGTTTTCTTTTTACTTTTAGAAGATGTTTTAGCTGCTTCCATCAGTCGCAGGTTATCATTAATAAGAAGTGCCATTGCCTGATCTGCTGTAAAACCTACATTCATATATGCATCATAGGCGTTCTTAGATACTCTCGCTTTGGTTTCTGGGAATTCTGTATTGTTCGCATAGTCTTTATAGACTCCCAGAAGTTCATGCAGGATACCATACACAGCTGGTTTGTATAAATCAATTACCTGTCTTACGACTTCTACTGCCATCATAGAATCCTCTTTGGTTACATTTACAAGTGCTTTTGTTATTTCATCATTCATGTTGAAATTCATCTTTCATCCTCCGTTTCTACATCTCTAAAGTTATGCCGATTCTTATACCATTCGGTGTTACTTACGGCTTTGTCTGACACTTTTACACCCATGTTGATGAGCTTACTTGCTTGAACCTTTCTGAATACATCTGAGTGCGGACCAATCGCCATACAGTAATTGTAACTACCTTCAGCATCGAAAACGCCACCATTGCTACACACAAGTTGATTGAATCGGTACGTACCTTTGTCTGTCGTAATCTCTGTAACCTTCATATGTATTATTCTCCTAACTGATAATAGCTGCGATGATATATCAAACAAATGTAATGAGGCAACCGGCAATAAGCCCGCCAAAACATTTAAGAATAGTCAAGATTATCGTCAAAAATGAACCATTTCCTGCTGAAAACAGCACCATTGTTCCAATAATGGATCTTGCGATTATCATCCAGCCACCCACATATAGAGCTAAAATTAATCCGATCCAGAAAATACCAAGAGTAATATTACTTTTCACTCTTCTTCTCCTCTTTTTTCTTCTTTGCGTTGACTCTTTCAGCCTTTTCTTTTTCCTGCTGATTTGCCATTTTTCTCATAACGCCTTTAAGTTCTGTCATTTTACATGTGATTCCCATAATAGAAATCCTCCTTTAAAATATTATATTTGCATTGCTGCAGTGCGAACTCTCGGAGTCGAACCGAGTTTAAACCTTGCCAGGGCATACGGCTTATAAGGCCGTGACTCTTACCAGTTGAGTTAAGTTCGCATATAGCGACTTTATTTTGTCGCTAAAATTTTATTTATTTCTGAACGTCGAGATGGTAAACCATATTTTTTACACCATTTTGTTACAGCCTTTCCAGACACTTTATACATTCTCCCAATTTCTTCAAAAGATTCTTGATAGATCAACGCTTCTAATTCTTCCTTTTTGGGAATATTTTTTACTCGTAATTTTCTGTAACACTCTAAGCACATTTTTGCATCGCTTGATTTAATATTTTCGTTACAGCAAGGGCATAAATTGTATCCTGGAACATAAACACTGCCAGTATCTTTAATGTTGTTTTTTATATCTTTGGCGGTTCTATTTCTATAAATATATACAGGAATTCCCAATCTTTCTGTTTTATAATTTCCTTCGTCAGTAAGAATCGCTTTTGCTCCTCCGTGAAAAGCTACGTGATCATTATTTGTCGCGAAGACCATTAAATTTTCTGGTGAGTTATTTGTTCTGTTTTGGTCTTTGTGATGAACACATTCATCAGGCTTCAATTCTCTGCCCAACGTTCGTTCTGCTACAAGGATATGTTCATATACGCATCCATTATCAAATGCTCGTTTATGTTCTGGCATATAAATTGACACATATCCATTAAGGAAAACACGTCCTTTATCTTTAAATCCTTTTATATTACATATATTCTCTTTTCGTAAATCATTCTTCTTACCATTTTTATAGGTATGAGGACTATTTCCAAAAAGTAATGTAACCATAGAAATTTCTTTTCCATCAACAAATGTTATTGGATATAAATCGCTGTTGACTCTCCATTTATACTGTTTCACAACATCAAAACATTCTTTGTCAAAATAGTATTCAGTTTTGTTTTTAGGAGTATATCCAATATAATAATCTCCCATATCTTTATATTCGTTTTTCCAATCGCTATAAATAAGTATCTACCTCCCAAATTGTATTTATTAACGGCGGATGTGAGATTCGAACTCACGTCTGGAGATCCAAAGTCTCCCGTGCTAACCATTACACTAATCCGCTATATATTTATTCTCTTTTCTGGTGTAGCACTGAATCGAAATCCAGCACCACACCATATTGTTTATTTTCTTCCTCCTACCACATTGTTCAGTAACATTGCCACTGTCATTGGACCGACACCGCCAGGAACCGGTGTGATCGCTGATACGATTTCTTTTACATCATCAAAATCCACATCTCCGCAAAGCTTACCGTTCTCGTCTTGGTTGATTCCTACATCGATTACAACAGCTCCCTCTTTAATATATTCTCTATTAATCATCTTAGGTTTGCCGATTGCGACGATTAGGATATCAGCCCTCTTGCATACTTCCTTAAGGTTCTTGGTATAGGAATGGGTAATCGTAACTGTCGCATTCTTGTCGAGCATCAGGAGAGCCATTGGTTTTCCTACAATATTACTTCTCCCAACAATTACGCATTCCTTGCCGTCTGTCTCGATGTTGTATTTCTCAAGCAACGTTGCAATACCAAGCGGTGTAGCTGGAAAAAAGAGACAACCACCATGCATTAATCGTCCTGCATTGATATTTGTGAATCCATCAACGTCTTTAATGGGTTTAATCCCATTGGTAACTCGTCCTTCAACGATATGCTCTGGAAGTGGCAACTGAACGATAATGCCATCAACAGAATTGTCATCGTTTAAAACATCGATTTCATCGAGTAATTTTTCTTCTGTAATGCTCTCTTCGAAGTGTTTTACCTCGCATTCTACGCCGACATATTCACAGGCTTTAACCTTATTTTTGATATATGTATTCGATGCCGGATTATCACCCACCTGCACGATCACAAGTTTCCGATGAACTCCTAAGTCAACAATCTTCTTTAAATAGTCTTTTACTTCCTGAGCTGCCGCTTTTCCATCTAATAATGTCATACGTTTATTCTCCTATAATCTTAACTTTGCAACCAAATTTTTCTTCGATATCAGCCATGGTCACTTCTTTAGGTTTGCTTTCGGCTCCCATAAACGTAATATCATCAATTGAATACTGTTTCCCGTTTAACTCTAATTTCTTTTCAATCGTTTTAATAGGCGGTAAGTGCTCTCCACAATCTTTTATTGATTGCGTTTCATCAAAATACGCATTTACAAACTTGATTCCGGTATCAAACCCAGCAATTTTAAATTTATAAATTTTTGTCTCCGTTTCTGCTTTTATATATAACTCTAAATATATTTTTTGATTTTTTATGTAGCCAGATATAGATGTCATTTCAACTTTTTTGATTTGACCATGTAAAGGCTTAAGGTCTAAATCTTCCATATATTTATTCTCCCATCTCCCAGTATTTTCTTCCTTCGAGAATATTAATAATAGAATTCTTATCGCGTTCTAATGCGAGACAATATGCCGATTTACGCATAGCATCCATATCGCTAATAGGTTCTTTTGAGAATTCTTTGTTAATCATTTCATCGAGTGCCTTTACAAACTCTTCCAACCTATCTCTGAGTACATCGTCGACCTGAATACACGATCCTTCTACTTTATTATTCTCCGAAAATAATCGCGCCTCGTTTTTATTTAGCCATTTCTGCCATGATCCACAAGACCTACAGTACAGACCAATATTCGAACCCTTCTGTTCAGTAAATAATGATAAAGATCCGCATTTTCTACACTTCTGAATCATATGTTTATTCTCCTTAATAATCCCAGGTTTCTACTGGATCTACTTCCAGATCTCTAAGCATATCTACTTCTTCTTCGAGATCTTCGATCTCGTCATGTAAACTGTCAATTTCGGAACTTAACTCATTAATCTTCAATGCGTAAAAATATTCAATAGCTCCAGCGAGATTGTCATTGAAATACTTTTTGACCAATTCTATGCAGTCTTCCATGTCCAGTGGATATTCCCAGTTTTCTCCAATAAGAACTGAAGTCGGATTTTTAGCCATGCACCTTATTCTCCCTTCGAAAGCAAAATTTCATCGGTTACTCAATAACAATTTTTGCATTAATAACCAAAACTTCTGCCGAATCTGCAATTGCATTTATTTCATTGTTTTCAAAATCTACGATTTTATTATTATAGTATTCGTCTGATGTGTTGGACTTTACTTTCATGCATAACCGATCACTATACATGAAGCACTGTCCTACTAAAACATCCTTAATTAATTTTCTTTTCCCGCCATAATTGTTTATGATCTTCACTTATTTCTTCTCCTTTTTTCGATTCTATTCTTATACCATGTAAAAAACATACTGAACCTCTTACTCGGCAACAATTTTAGCATTTACTTTTTTTACATGTGTACTTGGGGTAAAATCATCCAGCTCGTTTTCTCCTAAATTTACTACCAAAACATGCATTGGCTTATCGACGACTATCTCATCGAAATTATTTTTTATTACTAAAAATAATTCATTTGCAAACTCAAAACAATCACCAATGTCAAGTGTTGAAACTTCCACTTTTTCACTATTTTTTCTCTTAATTTTCATTTGTTCTTTCTCCTTTTGAAACGCAGGTTTTAGTCTTGTGTGTATTGCTCATCAGTTGGATTTGGTTCTAATAACCACAGGCAATCGCATATATCTTTTTCGAGTTCGCATTTTTTATTACATTGCTTATTGTTACAATCATAGCAACATAATTTTACTCCACACTCTGTTAATTCATAATCTAAACAATACATAAGTTACCCTCTTTATTTCAGCCATTTTTAATTTCAAATAACTTCTCGGCACACTCGTGGCAAATCATGATCGTTTCATAAGTCGTCCAATCTGGTAGACGAAAAAGTCCAATTCCTCGCGAAGTATTTTGATATTTAATTCTTGTTGACTTTTGAAAACAATATTTCTCATCAGCATCATTTTTCTTACAAACATCACATATTTCTCTAATCATAATTATCCTCTGAAAAACACATTTTAACGTCTTTAAAATCTCGTCTGGTGTGTTTCAAAATTGATATTACCTGTGCCGACAACACTTAAGAAATCGTCTGTCCATTTTTCACCTTTTTCATACCATTCAGTATCTTCATCATAAATACCTTCTATATGAATGACCTTCATCTCAATGTCACCATCAAAATCTCTGATTAACGTCGTCGTCCAAGGTTTGGATTCATACCAATCAAAATCTGGATTGTATGCTAATACCTCATCAAGTAAGAACACTGCGACCAGACCAGCATCGGCACAGAATTCTCCAATTTCTTTTTTTGTGTCTAAATTAAAAGTAGTACAAGACCAATCACCGTAAATTGTATCTCTACATAAATAATTCTTAATTCCCAGATTCTCCATAAAATCACCACAACCACACTTAGTCCAATCGTCACTATTTTTGCGAATAATATAACATGGGTCTGTAATAATGATATTGCCTTTGAATTTCATATTTTTTTTGTTGCTCCTTTTTTATTCATTTGAAAGATTTATTTCAACATTACAATGTTTAAACTAACGACAATATCGGATCCATCCAAAATGCAATTATGTAAATAAACAACTGCTGTATTGCTATCTGTATCTTCTCTATCGTATAGTTTCTCTTGTAAAATATTTTCAATAAGCGTATAAATATTTTTATATTGACAATCGCTTAATGCAATACGATATTCCTTTAAGTGAATACTCAAAAATTCCGTAGACCCATTCGAATGGTATAAGCCGTCCGTATCTCCCAACCAATTATATCTACATTCCAGCCGAGTACGCATTTTTTCAGAAATTTCCTCTAACGCACTTTCAATTGCAATCATAATAATTTCTTCGACTAAATTGCCATACGAGTTTTTATTGCACATAATTTTCAAACGATCAACCATAGTATTATTCTCCTATTCCAGTTTCCTAAAATCAAATTCTGCACCGCATGAGCATTTAATTCTACCAACCAACCCTAATGCGGTAGGTGCGAAAATATAGGTGTAACTTGCTCTTAGGTGTTCCTGCATCTCGTGCTTATATTTCCACTCATAGATATGCTTACTTTCTTCTTCGGTGATAGTGAAACCTCTGTAAGCATCCTTCTTCAGTTCGTCATATTTTTGTTGTAAATTCTGCAATTCTGTGTCTTTATAATGCTCACTTTTGAGACGTTTATTTTCTTCCACAAGGCTTTTGATTCGCTTGTCCTGATCAGCATTTCTTTCCATCAGAGACTCGATGCATCTATCAAAATCGAGCACATGCTTAACTTTGCCGTCTTCCCACTTTGTATATTCCATATGATTATTCTCCTACGCCATAGCCATATCACACTCATGGAAGTCTAACAACATTTGATACTTCTCTTCTCCAAACCTACGCTGCCATCTCTTCATAGTTCTCGTCGGCTCGCGCCAATTAAGATTCCAACTGAACGGTAGCATGTGATAATTAATCAGGAAACAAATGTCTACAATATCCTCTTCATTCGGCTTTAATGATAGAATCTCATATGCGCCGACGTTTTCATGCGAGTAGTAATGAGCTACACCGTTTTCATCGATAGTCTGCGTAAACAGTTTTCCGACATCATGCAGTAGTGCTCCAGCATACCATGGCTGTCTATACCCTTTGATGTCGAAGAACATGTCAGCCGCAAGTTGACAATGCTCGTCTAAAGTAAAGGCATGATATGGACTTTTCTGATCATACCCTTTCATCATCTCATCGAATCTATATGGCCGATCCTTAAATCCACTCTCAATTCTAATCTCCGTCCAACCTTCCTCCTTGAATGGAATCTGGAACCGACTGCGCTGGTGTTCAATCACCTCATCAGGAACCGGCCACTCACGCTGTTTGTTGTCAACCAGGCATTGCTCGTATGGTTTCGGAACGATCAGGCAAATCTTGTTAATATCCAGACCGTTTACTTTGCCCAGAATAGCTCTACGGGACTTCATTGTAATATTGGTTGCATCTACGATTACACTCTTATGTTTCTCCAAATTTTTTCGGATTCTATCGTGAAATACTCTAAACACTTCGTCGTTCTTACTCTGATCCGCACGGTTTCCGTCACACAATTCCTCTCTAATCTCATCAGAAGAGATAATCACGCTACCAGGAATCTTTTTCTGATACTCTTTTGCAATGGTGGATTTTCCACTTCCGGAAAGCCCGCACATAACATAGAGTGATGGTTTAGGCGAAAGTTTTGTTTCAATGTCTTTGATTGTCATTTTTACCTCGTTTTTTCTTGTTCCCTGTTATTCGTTCTCATTGTTTACAAATAGTTTTCCATAATCCTCGATACCCATATCTTTAAGTTTTAAATAGCCAGAACCATTATGTTTTTTTAATACATTAATTGGATCTCCGAGATACAAAGATCGACAGAATCCGCGATATTTTTTGGGAACATTAGAATTGACCCAAATCATAAATTTCTTTTTATCGTTCTTTGGCGCTTCGTTATAATATTTTCTAATGATATTCTCAGTGTCACAAATATAATTAAAAACAATATTTGCAACTCTTTTTACATTGTCATGATAAGCTTCTGGAAGTTTCGAAAGAAGGTCGTCGAACGTATCGTCTGCAATAGACTTAATGATTAGATTTATTGAGGATGATTTAGATAAAGCTTTATGGATATGAACGTAGTCATTGTACTTGACTTTAACCTTATATCCATCAATGTTAATGACAAACCCTTCTGCTTCATCAGAAGATTTTTCATCAAGTTCTGCCATTACCTGGTCTAATGTTTTATCAAAAATCTCCGTTGTTGGAATATTATAAACATATGCGACATCTAAAACAGAACGGTACGGTAACTCTCTGCCGTCATTATTGTTTCTCACGCCAATCAAATATAGTCCCTCTTGCTCTTTTTTATATTTAACAACATGAGCGTCTTTAAGCGAAATATATTCAAAAATAAAAGTCAGACCAGGGTGTTCGGTCAGCATTCTCTTATAACCTGGACGCAAATCAAGCATTCTATAACCTTCCTGCAATCTCCATGAATTACTTGGATCAATTGCCTGACTTCCAGCCATAATAATCCGACCATCATACCACGTTGCCGATTGCATTGAGCCATCAAGTTTATTAGAAAATTCAACATTTGTCGCGGTAGCAATTCTGCGTTCTACATTCTCCAGACGAGTTTCTTCAAGTTCATTGATGTTAAAAAATTTCTTAAATGGTGCTAATACAATTTTATCATTTACAACGTCAATAACAACACTCCTGCATTCTCTATAAAATCCGCTATATCTGTCCCAAAAATCTTCGCCAGAAGACTCGACCTCACCGTCATATACATTACTATATCTGGCATATCTAATTATCAAAAACTGATTCCATTGATTCATTTCCAAGCAAGAAAGAAGTTCTTCGTACTGCTGGAATTGCTTATCTGGGAATTTTTCAATTAACTCTTCAACCCATCGCTCGAGACATGTTTTTGATTCATCTGTATAGCCAGATTTATAAGAATAGGTTGGTTCGCCAATTTTATTTTTATATGTATTTTTTATTTCAATAAATTTATTCAGCACAGGATTCCAACTCATTTTTTCTCCTTTACTCGGTTGCTGGTAAGGCAGTTGCATTTGAACAAAATTGATTATCATGCGGATGATACTCCAATTTGATCTCACTGAGTTTTTATAACATAAAGGTGCTTTACCCCATTCTGCATTAAAATCTTCTTCGCTATTAACTTCCGAATATTCAATTAGTACATCTTTGTTTGGAAGTTCAATCATATTATTAATTCGCACTTTTTCCACTACGCGAATTGAAAATGGATCGTATAATCTGAAAATATGATCATCGCCAAAATCAAGGAACCAAGTTTCTAAATCCGTCATAAATTATCATCTCCTCCCCACCCCATGTCGTCATCATCTTCTGAAAGCCTTTTCTCATCCCATTTGTAATCATCTTCTTCGAATGGGATATCTGTTTCATACCAGTCCCTCGTAACCAACACGTTATATTTTCCGCCTCCATCGTGTTTAAATATAATTAGAAAGAGGTCTCCATATTTTGTAAACCAATAATATTCATTCTTTTCACTCCGTAGCCACTCAATTCCTCGCTTTATTTCATCTACGACTTTCTGATTTGTAACCTCCTTAACACCAATTTTCCCTGTTTTTGTTCTGTAAAAATGCGCAGGAAACTGGATATTATCTTTTGTAAGAGTAATGCCTTGCAGCTCTTCAACCATAGATTCTTCTCCACAGCATGGACAGGTTACAAATCGAGCACCGAGCCAACCAATATGAGTATCTTCTTTTGTGATTTCAAGCTCAGAATTACACTGGTCACAATATGTAATAAAAGTATTTTTCTCTACTCTTTTATTCTCTTCTTTTTTATAATTGTTTTGAATTACTTTCGTGCTGTTACACCTCCTGAAATGCTTATTTTATTCATCTTTATCATGTCTGTCCGCCTCATCGTTATTATCAGTTTTTTTGTTGTGAGATAAACTAATGCCAGCCGGAAAAAAGAAAGCCCATAAACACCATGCTGACCCTGTTAATTTAATTCCGAAAATTACTGCTACAGCGGTGGCAATCCATGCTACAGCATATGCTATATATATCATGTTTCTACTCCTACGCTATAATCATGTTGCAACTTTCTGGTGTCTCAATTGTTTCATCACCGTCATATGTATGAATATAAAATGGTGTCCCTTTGGGAATCCAAGCTAATTTTTGTCTATCCGGTTCTCCACTTGGCCAGTTGTATCCAATACTTTTTAAGAAGTCCAACATGTCGTAGAAATCTTTGTTGGACTGCCAGAACTCTATAACTCTTTTATCCAGAGCCAGCCGATACGCTTCTTCACCTTTTAAATTGTGCAATTCAGCATCGTCGGTACTCCAAAAACTTCCATACAATACTGCCAACTCACCCTTCTCATTGTACAGTCTTTCATATGTTGCCATTTATATATTCTCCTGTTGAAAGCGTAATTTTATCATTCTCCAATAAGAATTCGTTTCTCAACATAATCCCTATCAATACCCTTAAAGATTGGAATTTCTGTATCGATAATCCAACTACTTCTCATCTGGTCTTCAATCATTTTCTCCTCTTTAATACAACAGCTTCCTCTCTTCTGATAAGTCGGGAAATTATTCCAATTAATGCTTTTCTGAACCATTAACATATCCTGAATCTGGTTACAAGACTTATTCTGAAGTTCCTTATGTGAGAAATTGGCTTGTCCAACCATTTGAATAGAGTTGCGTGTGGCGTCAAGCTGCCGCCAATAGATCAGGTTTGCTACTTCTTCTTTTGGAATGCTAAAGCAACGGGCGTCAAACATCGCCTTATCGATTTGAGAATAATACTTGTCATACTTTTTCTCTAATACTTCAAACTTTTTATTATAATCATCTTCCTGACTCTTATCTGGTTCTTTATTTAAGCCTAAATCACGAAATTCCTGATCGTAAGCTAAATCAATTGTATCTCTAAAATTTCTATTAAATGCCATAGTTGCCATGGAAGCCGCAATACTACAAACCTTCTGAACTTCATAGTCGAACCAGGCTACAGATGTCAGCTTCTTATAATCAACCAAGATCAATGTGATCTCATCAGACTGGGTATAGCCTAAGACGCATCCCTGGATATTTTCACACAGGTATTTCATAGTTTCCTGCATAGATTCGATCAAGATCTCGTCAAATGGCTTCTGGAATTTGCGCGTAAACGTGTGAAAAGCTTTTCCGTCAATTCTGATCGCAACAGGGCAGCGCCGCATTAATTTTGTTTTTGGAATTTCTTCATAAAAAGTCTTCATGCGAAGACCAAGATCATCATGTACTGGCATAATTTTAATCCTCCAATTTATTTAGTTGTTCCTGAAGTGCATCAATAATCATTTCATTTTTCACTCTTTTGTTCGTAATTCTCTCCAAACCACCATTCTCGGAAATTTTCGGCTTGCATTTTTTTCTTTAGTTCTTCAATATTTTCATAAATCAGATCTGAAGCAAATAATTCCTCTGAGAGAACTTCGATACAGTCCTCGTCCATGTTATAGCTCACTCCATCGGACCATGTATACCAGTCTCCCCAACCACGAGTCACGCCGGTATATGTCTTTTTAAACCACGCACTGTACTTCTCTTCTGCAATCTTTTCGCTTTCGGCATAAATGATTTTTTTGTTTCTTAACACCCAATATTTTTCTACTTTTGGTTCTTTATTTTTACTAAATATGCCTGGATGTGTAGTGTATGAAAAGAATTGCTCCGTACTAACACTATATAATTTTTTCATTATTACCACTTTTCTCTTTCACAGTCCAAATTTGGAAAGAAATTCGGATCTTCGATGAATTCGTCCCAACAGCAGCATCCCATTTCAAGGTCATGAATCCAGTTAATTAGCTCATGCAAAACGTCAAAAAACTGCTCTTTTGTTGGCTTGTAAATATATCCAATGTCAAAATCATCATCGTCTCGTATCCCTACGCCGATTTCATATTTAGACCATGAAAAAAATGGTTTATCATACATAGCTTTTAAGATAATTCGAGGCTTACCGCAAAATGCTTCCTCGTTATCGAATTTTATATTTGCATCTATACTGAGATACTCTGTTGCCTCGACATGTGTTTTCAAAGGTGGATAATAATGTTTTACAAATTCCATTTTTATTCCTCTTTATTTACTTTGTGTATTTGACATCTTTATCATCATATCAGCTTGCTCATTTACTGTCTCCTGCAAAACATTGTTATTATGTACAAGACAATGAATATACTCAATAAGCTGTTTTTTTGTAAAACTCATAAGAGTAGAATCTGAATATTCTTTCTCCCATTTGATTGGAGCTGGATCAGACTTTAGAGGGATATAATGAGCACAATCTTTCTCATTTATATCACCAAACGCTCTGCATAATTTCCGGAAATCACACTCCAAACTTTGGCAAGTCAACGGTTTATAATTCGCCATATACTACCTCTTTCTGTATTTCTCAACATCCTCTTCCCTGGCAAGTTCGCAACATCTCCATGTACTCACTTCATAGTCGTCTGACGACCAACTGGTTCGTCCGTCGTCAAATACTTCATAAGGATAATCTGCAACTTCTACGTAACGTGAAAAATATACTCTTTCAGCTTCGTCTTTATCTTTCTCAAAGTCCCAAACTAATACCGGTGTATCTACTGGAACCTTCGTCCAATCAATTTCTGGCTCTTTATATTCGGAGTTTGCCCATCTAACAAAAGCACCTTTACATTTGTTCCTAATAGAAGGGCTGCTACTCCAGTCGTAATGACCATAAAGTTTGCAATAATCGCAAGGAACTTGTCCGCATGGGATTAATTTTCCATCAGTTGTAATCGAGACAGTCTCATGATTCAAAGCTAATTCCATGATTTCTTTTGCAAATTTTTCTTTGTTTAACATCTAAATCTCCTTTTGAAACTAAAAATTCATCGCTGCTGATACTCTTTAATTCTCTCTTTCGCCACCTCATATATGTCTTTATCGTTCTCGAAACAGATCCAGTTTCTTCCTGTGCACATAGCTGCGATAGCCGTAGTTCCACTTCCAGCGCAGGAATCTAACACAATCTCACCTGGGTTTGTATATGTCTTGATAATCCATTCAATTAGTTCAACTGGTTTTGCAGTTCTATGCTTTGCTTTACTGGAATGTGGCTTCTGAATTCGAATAATACTGGTTGGATATTTCTCCGTACTTCCGGCACGACCGTTATTATTCCGATCAAATTTTCCATAATTATTGTTTACAATCTCATCGCCAGCACAAGCTTTACCCTGACTATGTAGTGGCTTTCCAACAGTAAACTGAGGATTATATATTGGCGGTTTCTTATAGAACACAGCAATCTGCTCATGTTGTCTTAATGGCATCTTCTTAGCGTTCAGAAATCCTGTCGTGAGAATCTTGTCCCAAACCAGGTCGTATCGAAACAGCTTGCGATTGGAGTCCACAAGATCAATGTAAAACATACCCTGACCAAACAAAACAATTGCGCCGTTCTCCTTAATAATTCTCTCGTATTGCTCCCATAGTGGCTCAAACGGAATCTCGATATCTGATTTATTTTGTGTAACACCATAAGGGAGATCCGTACAAATTAGATCAATAGAATGATCGTCAAGTAATTTCATACCATCCAGACAATCTTGATTGTAAATTTTATTAATTTCTAACATTCATATTTGGAGCAAATCCGGATTTATGCTGCAGCAAATCTCTTTACTCCTTTCGAATTTAATGAGGAAATCTGGGCGATCTGCCCATGAAATCTTATCTTACTTACATTTCTCAAATCTAAAAATACTATTTCTTGTCTCAACAATAACCGTATTATCATCAGGAACTGAAACTCTTTTTACACGACTTGTTGCAAGAATAAAACTGCTATAATCACTACCATCCTGATCTTTTACATAATGCAGAATCATCGGTATCCCTACCTCTATATTCTCCACGTCAAGCTCTACTGTTCGTCCTACTCTATGTATATATCTTCCGTCTTCACGGTCAGTCCAGCGTTCTCCGCATGTGCCAGAATGCTGAATCCTTGCAATCTTATACTCCAAATTTTCACCTCCTACGAAAGATCGATTTCATCGTTCTTTTTTATAAAATAAGTACCACAAAACAAACAGATAAATAGTGTTTACGATGTTATCGCACTCCCTATTGAATTGTAATTCTCCGAATTGCATCCACTCTGATGCATACCATATGGCTGTAACTGCCAGATTTACTGTAAGTGCTTTTACAAACGCTTCAATCATCTTGAATCACCAACTTTACTAACTCAACCCAATCCTCATAACCGTCATGTAACACCGCTTCCGGCATACATAATGCTAATCTATAAAACCCGACCTCGATTAGTGCCTTAATAATTTTATTACGCTTTACTTCGATATCTTTTTGGATCACTTTTACAATAAGATTTGCATAGTCATCCAGCATAGTAGCTTGACATAAATCGATTCTAAGCATCCTCTTTCACCTCTTTGAATTTTGCCTCTTTAACACTGTAATTACATGTAACCTGAACACCAAGTATTGTCAGTAATTCGATCCAATCAGCACTATGTAAGTTATCTCTTTCGATCTTAAATGGTCCACACTCAAGAATTTCTTTGTTATCCTCAAGTGTGTAAATAGTCTGTGGCGGCATATCATTCCTCCTCTTATATTTTCTGGAATACTATCCGTGGATGTGACACCACGAATAGCAAAAATCGAAAACCTAAAGTTTTATTCTCCAATTGTCTCCGCTCTTATATTTCTTCAAACGAGAAACAATATCAAGAATCGTGTATATACTCACCCACGATATTAAAATTATTACTGCAAATGTTATCACAGCAAGTAAGAGCCAAGTTAAAATATTTTCAAACATTTAATCACTACTCTCCCATATTAATGATTGGAGTGTTATTCCCCATAACATCTGGAAGTGCGCCATTCCATTTTTCATATTTCTGCTTCTGAATCAATTCCGGTGTAAGAGATGCTGCAATCTTCTGGTTCGCTTCAGCTTCTGCCTGTGCCTTAATTCTTGTAGCTTCGGCTTCACCTTCTGCCTGGATCTTCTTCTGTTCGGCAACGATAGCTGCCTTTTCTTTTTCCTGCTCTGCCGCAATCAGGGCAACTTCCTTATCCTTATCGGCCTGAACTTTCGCCGTTTTTGCTTCAATGTTTGCGAGTTCAAGTTCCTGCTGCGCAGTTACTTTCTTCTGGATTGCTGCAGATGTCTCGGTATCAGTGGAAATATTTGTAAAGTTCACAGTGTCAATGATAATGCCATACGGTTCAAATTTCTGTTTCAGATATACATCCAGAGCCTCATTAAGTTCCTGTCTTTTATCACCAAATACATCCGTCACCGGATACTTCGCAGTAACTTCCTGAGTCCATGCTCTCATTTTCGGCTTAATGAAGGTGTCCTTAATAGATTTCCCAGACTGACCTTTGAACATTACGAATGTATCTGCAATCTTGTCTGCATCGAATTTATAAGAAAACTCCAGATCGACCTTTAAAGATTTGCCGTCAGATGTTGGAGTCGAAAAACTCTCGTCCTCTGGTGAATCTCCTTTATCTTCAGATGTAAGATACGACTGTTCAATTCCAATGGAATAATTAGTAACTTTCTTGGTCGGTGCGACAAAGTGCCATCCCTGAGTAAGCACTTCTCCATCTACTCCGCCAGATAAACCGTTGTATACAACCCCAACATAACCGGCTGGGATCTTTTCTGTACAAGCAAGCCCAACTGCTACTGATCCGATAATTAATACGCCTAATGTAACTCCGCCTAATAATCCTCTTTTACTCATTTCTTTTTCTCCTCTTCTTTGTTATTTTTATCATTCATGGCATCGATTGCATCTCCCCATATATGCTCAATAAAAGCACCAATTGGTTTAAATGCAAATGCCAGCAAGAACCATAATCCGACCGCCAATAATAAAATTCCTCCTATTAAAATTGGATTCATAGCATCGCCTCCTCTAATTTATTCCCTGTGAATACAGTATAAATCTCTTAATTCTCAATAAAAATCATTTATATCATCCAAGAAATCTTCATAGACTTCGCATCCATCGCAGGTATACTCATCACAATCCGGAATGTAGTTACAATACGGACACTTCGTTGTGACCTCCAAATTTTCATTATTGTAAAGACCAGTAGAATTTTTATATGACCAATTGTTAAAATATTTCTCTTCTGCATTTCTACGCGCTTTTATAGCATCATTTTTATTAACAAAAGATCCCAAATTTATTTTCTCCTTGTTTACCTTAATTTCAGCGACCCAATTATTGTTCCTTTTATCCAACCAAACTCCAGTGGTTCCAGATGTATTATCTATTCGCATAGATAAATTCATCATATTATTACTTTGTGTTCCAATACGTAATTCTTCTTTTCTACAATCATAAAGATTATGCTGCACATGATCGACAATTTGTCCACTTGTTGCATTCATGACTAATCGATGTAAATATATAAATCTTCCATCATTCAAAGATGTTGCTATATATCCATTCCTCAATTCCATCCAACAATAATCTTTAATCTTTTCATAATCTTGCAGATCAAAGAAAAATTTTGTGTCACTATTTGAACATATTCCAATACCATATGGACCAGTGATATCATATGTATTAATTTTTTTATGAATTTCACTCGCTCTTTTTTTCACCAAACAGCCACAACTTTTTGTCCACCCACTTCTTAATTTATCGCCAGACACCTCTACATCCTTTGTGCCGCATTTACAGTCACATACATATATAAGACGTTTTGATGTAGACCTTTCAGATACACTTTTTACTGTTAGAAGCCCGAAAGTCCTCCCTATCATATCTATTCTTTTTATATAACATCACCCCCTATAATTTATTCTCTGTGTAAATACGCCACAAATCTCTTAGCTCCAACATCTGAGGATTTAACATATTTTCCTCGCTCTCAATTTCCATCTCATGTTCGTTATAGAGCAATATAATTTCATTAGAGATTTCATAATATTTATTCTCTAAATCTTTGCACTTTTCTTTTAATTTATCGAGATTTTCTTGGATGATTATCCGACGAGCTGATGTGATATCGAACACACTTAGATCATTTTCGGTCTTTGAAATCAGAGTTTTAACTGAGCGAAGATTTTTACTTACCTTACAATATTCGTCTACTGAAGCCCTCAGACGCCTTCTGAAAGGTTTGTACCATTCGTATCGTGGAAATTGTCGTTGGTGATGTATTAACCAAGCCCACAGGACCACACAGAAGGTCACTAAAATCAGAATGTATTTTGTCATGCAACACTCCTATTATATCCTTTATTCTTTTTTATCTTGTGGTTTATATAACACGCATACCTTTGAATAATTTGTCTAACTCGTTCTCGCGAAATGTTATATATTTTTCCTACTTTTTCATATGTATATCCTTCTGATATCAATACAATTATTTCCCTATCTCTTTGACTCGGCATCTGTTTTAAACCACTTAAAAAACGTTCTTTCGTTACAACATCGTTCTCAAATGAATATCCATCCACATAATAATCTTTAATTGTGTATGTTTCATTTCCATCTCCAAATTCGTAATCTAAGGAATAAATTTTATCTTTAGGGATTTTTCTATTTGCCAAGCTTAATGCATATTCCCTACAAATTCCATTAAAGATTGATATATACGCATATGTACTAAATTGAATATCTCTGTTTGCGTCATACAATTTAGCTGCGTTGCACAATGCAATTGCTGCAATATCATACCATTCATCTATATCAAGATGCTTGTCGTACAAAACCTTGTAAATTAAGTTATGGTTATCTTCTACAAGTTGTCTTTGCTCATCGGTTAATTTCTCAACTTTTTTAGGTGCAAAACCTCCCATATATTTTTATTCCCCTATCTAATTTTATCAAATAATTTGTTTTCAATTGAGGCTTTCAGAGTTTTATTAATCCACTCAATATTATCGTTATCATCAAACCAGTCTTCGATGATCTGTTCCAACGAAAAATAACTATCTTCCAATTGCTCCTTCACATTTTGGGCAATCTGATCTTTGATAATATCTCTGATTTCGTAATCAGAAATTGTCCCAGCCGCTTTTCTAAATCTATCTGCAATTGGTTTTAATGATACGTAATCAAATGTTTGTTTATCCATATTTGTTTTCTCCCTTGAAACGTGCGTTAAATTACTTTTTCTTGATCGACCCCGATGTTTTTATATTCTGTATATACTTTATTCTCGCAATAATACAGATTATAATCACACTGTTCGATGTACCACCAACGCTTCTGATGGCCTTCTCTCAGATACTTCTGGCAGTAATAAGTGTCTTGATAATGATCGTCAACCATCTGCCGGAAACTCAGCTCATCAATCTCAGAAGATTCCTGGCAAAATGTTGCGATTTTATCAATTAACCCTTCTGTAAAATTCTCTGTAACGACAAATACTACACGAACAATTTCGTTGCCGTCTCGCTTAATAGTTTTCAACTGATCATAACTGTGCAAGTGATATACAACTCGATTGAAGAAGAAATATGGGAATGTTTTTACGTTTGGAATACTTGTATGTAGTTCGATCTTATAATCTGTTGCGATATCAAAAAATTTTCCGTACCAATCTTTGTGGTTCTGATACTCCCACAATGGATCGCCACCACCGGATAACGAGATCCAGTTACAACCGGCCCTTTCAGCTTCCGAAATTAATGAATCTAATCCTTCTACTGTACTCTTCGGAATATGTAAATCATTGTTCTTCACGATACAATATGGACACGAATAATGGCATCCAAAGTTTGTGATCACGCTTATATATTTATCCATTTTTCTCCTTTTGAAACGTGCATTTTACCTCTTGTAATATGCAAAACTTCCATCATCGAAAACTATCTCTACACGATCAGGGTATTTCCCACATGCATGATAGTTTATATCTCTGATTTTTGTAATTCCAATATGTGACTTTTCGCATTCAGCACACCTGACTTTTTCTTTGTACTGCGTACCGCAATAATCACAAATATATAATTTCTGTTCTCTCATATGTTACCTCATATGTTACCTTGAAATATCGGTTTCAACGCTTTCTGATTTTATTAAACATATCATCGGTCGAATTTAACAAATCATATCTCTGATCCATCGGGGCAGTCGAATTCTTTGCAAATTTTCTTTCCACCATATCGATATAATACGTAAATTCGGAATCATCGCCCATATAAAATTCGTTCCATTCTTCATCGGTCAATAGTCGTTTAACTTGCAACTGCTCAATTGCGAGATTGTCAAAGCTTACTACTTTGAACCTATCAACAAGGCTTTCTAAATTCTCATACAGCCAATGCTGCTTGTTCTCGATTTCTGTCTGATCGACCTCGAAATACTCGTTGCCTCTTCTCAAATGCTTATATCCAAGAATAAGCATTTTCAAATCGTTATTCTCTAATTTTTTCACATCAGATTCGGATAAAATTCCGTTGATTACATGAATTACCGCATTAGGGTATTGTTTGATAAGATCAAGGAAGTGTTCCGTTGGATTTACGAGAGAAACGCCAAGACCATAGATAAGTTTTTCATCAACAAGTTTCTTAATAAGCTCCTGTTTTCTCTCAAAGTGAATCTGATTAACTGTGATATTTGCAATAACTTTTTTCTCTTTGAGTTTCTGCAGAAATGGAATCAAATCAGGATGACTTGTTACGTCGCCTCCACCGATTGCAACCTCTTGATATGGGTGAAGAGTATCAATAAACTTCTCATTTAAGATATCTCCGAGTTTTCCGTTTTTTGTGCTTCCCTCATGACAAAAGGGACAAAGAACGTCGCATACGTTACAGATTTTTATATCCATATTTTCTGCAAAATCCGGCACAAACTCATCGTCGTTTGTTTCTCTAATTTTTGTGCCGTCATCAAGAATGACAACTCGGAAATTGCCGTTTTTATATCTTCCTAATAATTCCATTTCTACATTCTCCTTTGCTTAATCGTGACCGTAATAGCCGAAAGCTACAATGGTCTCACCGCCTGGTGTTGTGTATCTTTCTGAATACGTTTCATACCATTCATTATCAAAAAATTGATCGCATGTTTTAATATTTTCGTCCTCAAAGATTTCCGCAACTCGATCCTCATCATCCCAGTCAGTATCGCGATACCAAAGTTTTCCATTCCAACCAGTGTACTTTTTTAATTCCTCAATAAGTTCTTCTCTAGTCCCGAATTTATTCTTATGTTCCCAGAATAATAATTCTCCATTTTCCCATCGGTCGAACTCACTCTCTGTACACATTGCCAATGCATGGACACTAGATGAATTTGTTTCGAATACGCCTTTTCTAATTTGTCTTTTCATATTTAATCCTCCGTTCCATTGTTTACTGGATATTCATGATCAATAACATCCATATTGACTAATCCTAAATTTTTCATATCAGACCAGTAACATGTTTCATCTCCATCTTGAATAACAATATACTTTTTATTCGTCAGGTATTCTTCTAACGATACTTTTTCTCTTTTAAGAAAACCACTAAGCATATCTTCATCCACATATCCCACATATGGTCTTTCAAAAACAAAATACCCTCTGTCGTTTTCCCAATATTCAATTGTATCTATTCCCCAAGCTACCTCTTTTTGGTCAATCCATTCATTGAACTCATCTTCTGTTTTTCCATATTTCTGTACATAGTCACTATTTTTATTTCCAGGAAAATCTTTATTAGGAACAGAGTCTAAAATCATTGGCATTACAATCTTTTTTAAACCAGGAACATATTTTAATGCAAGTGCTTCAAGCTCTTTATACTTATCATCGTTATATTCCAAAACTAATGAGGCACAAGCATACAACCACTTGTCATAAAAAGTTCCTAACGCTCTAAATGGACTTCTTCCGAATTCCAGATCATCATCATCAACATGCCATATACAATCCTCTTCACCAGTCTCTTTGTCGTCCCACAAACAAAATTCCTTAAGGATTTCGTCTGGGGTATAATGACTGTTGTTTTTCATGATGCAAAGCGAATGCTGACTGGAAGAATTTGTTTCAAAAACACCTCTTCGGATCTGTCTTTTCATGATTTTCTCACCTCGAAATTTCGATTTTAAGGGATTGATCAGTAATCTAACCAATCCCTTACATTTACTTTTACTCCATTGCCTGAATCATTTTATCCAGTTCTGCATCAGATAAACCTTCTAATGCTGCATCCTGTCTCTTTGCCTTGATTTCGAGAAGACGCTGCTTCATTTCTCTATTTTTCTTTGCGTCCTCTTTCGCTTTCTTTTCGGCCAGTTTCTCATTGACGATATACTTTACAATCTCAATCTTTTCGGAAAGCTCTTCACTCTCTTTTGTCTGAGCGGAAAGAAGGCTTTCCTCCTCGGATTTTTTGTAATCTGCGTTCAAACTCTTGAAGACCAGATCCAGATTCTGAACGGAAAGCTCCCATAAATCAATGACGTTGATCATTCCTCTGAACGGGAACTGATAGTTTTTCTTTGTTGCCTCGATAAATAATTCTGCTGCTGTCATATAATTCTCCTTTGTCCTTTAAAATTTAATCTTCATGATACGTTCTGTCGCGCCTTTAACTTTTACTACAAGATCCGCTCTCTTTGTCATAGAAAAACCGATTCCAGAAAGCTGATCATCCACACTTGCCACATGGCATTTTGCTCCAAGAGCCTCAAATACTCTCTTATGTTTTTCTAAATCATTTTTTAGAAATTCATTATACCAGCCATTCGGTTCTTCACCATTTATACAATCTTTAAGGAAAAACATAAGATGTTTATGCCCAATTCCTTTCTGCTCATCAAAATAATTTGGGCTGTAACTAATTACAGATACCGGAACAAACTGATTTGTTTGAACTCCCCAAATTGATCTGCTTGATACCGAAGACGATCCATTTAAAATATCTTTAATGGAGAAAGTTCCACCATTGTCAAGCGTAACTTCTGCGACAACGACATTACCAGACACAGGCTTGTTGTATTCAAAAGCATGGATTTCTCCGTTAAATTCAATCTCTGCCTTAAAGCCTTTACTACCTCTTGCAAGGTATTGATTTACAAAAAACCGATATACCCCGGGCTTCATCTTAGACATATCTGTCCAGGTAATATTTTCTACTGCTGGCTGTCCTGGTCTCTGTCCCATCGGTTGAGTAATATCAACATCAAGCTGGCCACCCATACGAGATACTGCGGGTTTTCTACAATGACCAAAATAAATTTCATTTTTATCCGGTTCAATACAATGAGCATCTAAGTCGCTATTATCGTTCTGATCATCATTCCACTGAATAGAAAATCTCAGAACGCCGTCTACGTTTCCACCGGCTGCCTTTACATTCTGTTTCATATCTGAATCCGTAATATTTCCGGTATATGCCCAGCTCAGGCCGTTGTTCCATTTAAACATTGACTTAGCATCCGGATTCGCAGGAGCAATCAAGGATACAAAATTCTTCTCGTGTTTATTCTCTACGAAGGCTTCGATTTCTTTTGCGGTCGGAAGTACCTTGTCGATAAAATCCTGCGCAGAAATCTCTTCTACTTTAGAAAATCTCTTTGGGCTAATTGCAACATCCTTTTCCATCTCTCCAAAAATATCATCTGCCCCAACCATTTTTCGAACTGCAGATTTGTTGGAAAACAAAACATTGTTTACTGTGATATCTCTTAATGTTGCAAAGCGACGCTGTAAAGAATCCATGTATCCAAGTTCTGTAATTGTCTTCTTTGCGTTTTCAAGCATTTTCTTTGTAAAAATCGCCCTTGGACGTTTGTAATTCGCTGGCGCAACAATCTGCTCATACTTTTTAACTGCGAGATCAAGATCCATATCTTCGCTGATATTAGTTAGCAGAACACCAATAGAATGATTTCTAATTCTACCAACTGCCATACCTGCTGTTGCTGATTTTTCCCACACATACAGATCCTTTTCGTTGTCAGTAGAAAGATTTGCATATTCTTTTTTGTATTTCTTAAACTCTGTTAAGGCAGCTTTCCACTCTGCGCCCTTGTAAAGAGTGTTTGAATTGATCAACTCCAGAACCGTATCAACTGCATCCATGGTAATTTCGTCGAGTGATCTCTTAAATACATTTTTCGTATCTCTGTACTGTCCTTTAATTTCTTCATTCGAGTCACAGGAACAATTCACATATTTGCTTGGAAGCTCTAAGAAAAAGTGATCCCAACGATGTGCTTTCCCGTCAATGTCTTCAAAGTTATGATCAGTTCCGATTTTAGAAAACTTACTGATATAAATATCCTTAACCTTCTGCGCTTTTACATATGTGTTAAGCGCCTCACACACCGGTCTATATACCGCATCATCAGTAACTTCTTCCCAGAGCGTATAAATCCTGCCATCCTTAATTGCGATGACCGCACCAATATTTTTAATAAACTGTCTGCAACAGCTACAATCATATTCTCTTCTCTGGCGGAACATTTTGTTTGTTCCTGCAGGAAAACTGTCTAAATATGTATTCCATAAAATGTCCTTATCTACATCCATCTCGTATAAATGGTCTGCAACCTTCTGCATTTTAGAAAAACGATCCTGTAATGCCTTTTTGAATTTCATAAAATCTTCCATTGTCATTCTCCCATTCTTTTATTTATCTCTATATACCTGAATCCGACCATCAGCAAACACTACCTCGTGGGCAACCAGTGGTGCAAGTCGAGCCACATTTTTTAATGACTCTCTAATTAGTGTTCCATTTGGAGTTCTGTGAGCGCCAAGTTCGTACCAATTCCATTTGCCGGTCGCTTTTTCCTCCGCCTTTAGTCTGTTATATACTGTCTCATATTTTTCAGCATATTCCAACTCATCCAGCGCCACCTGTAACGAACTGATCATAAATTTAACTTTCTCTTTCTGATTCATATGTATCTATCCCTCTAACACAATGCCTCTGCTAAAATATCCTGAATCACGTCGTCGCTCATATTTTTGACAGAATCCTCGATCTTTTTCATAAGGATCATCTTAAGGTCATCTGGCGTGATTTTCCTTACTGCTTCTTTGAATTTTAATTTCAACAGACAATCGGCACTCTCAGCAGCTCCTACGGCGTCTGCATGGATTTCTGTATCATCTTTACATAAAACCCACTCCTCTGAAACATTAGTTTCATCTGTCGAATTTTCGCTTTCTAATGGCTCAAACATACTATCAGTCCAATTCCATGTTCCATAATCTTCTTCGATTATATACCGATTGATATCCTCGAGAACTTTGTGAATTGTTACAGTTTTCCTTAAAAATACAATCATTGAAGGAACGATATAACAACCATCATATTCTTTCCATGCAAACAAATCTTCTCTTACCCTGACTTTATCTCCAACCTTATATTTCATAATTCTCTTCTCCGTAGACATTCTGTCATTTCTGTGTTATTATGTATTTGGTAAGAATCCCACGTTCTTACTCTTATTCCTGTGGCTGACCAGAATACCCGTCAAGTTTCCTGGTCAGTCCATTTTTTTGTTATTCAGTTACTTTTTTATACTCGTCTACCAGCTTTGCAAACTCAGGGTCGATCTTTGCAAAATACTCGTATTTCTGAACTTCGTCAAGCTGCCTCATTTTCTGATTTAGCTCTTTTTTGAGCTTTTCAGTCACTCTTCTCTTCTCAACACGCGCTTCATACGCCGAAGTATCCACTACAACCTTGCCGATTACCTCTGCTGTGATCGCCTTGCTGCTTTTTCTCTTTGCTTCTTCTGGTGTCAGAATATCCGTAATTTCTAAAACCTCGTTGTTGGCTCCTGAAACAAGGATTTTATCGCCTTTTTTATATGTATTTCCATCGTTGAAAATAGCATAATAGTATGTTCCGTATCCCTGTTTTGTTTCTGCCACCTCGTAGTATCCGCTTAATCCTTTACTTGCCATTTTTCTACCTCTCTTCTTATTATTTGCCTTGGCGAATGAAAGTTTATCCCTCTACAATTTTATTTTCGCTTTCTCCTGTTTCAGCTAACGCTTTCTTGATTGCTTTTTCAATAAGTTCCTCCATTTCCTTATCACGCCTTTCTTTTTCTTCCATTTTTTTAGTCTTTTCTCTAACAAGTGCGAGTGCTTTTTTATACTTCTCTGCAACTTTTTTCTCATCTTCCTTAATGGTTTTCTTATAAGCTTTTCTCGCGGCATCCATAATTGCCATATATTCCTTATGACCGCCAAGAAGATATTTAAGAAGACAAATCCGAATTCCGTTATCCAGATCGAATGTATCACCATCATGGACTTCGGCTCTGGTCTGAATATTTTTACCGTTCTTGTCTTTCTTATTGAACTGCATCACCATCGCACGGTCGTTATGGTTTCTTACTACTAAAATGTCTTTTTTGTTCATGGTTTTATTCTCCTTTTTAATTGAAAAAATATTTTTAAACGCTTCATCCTCAATACGGAAACTGTTAATCATGTCCTGTATTGCATCTGTGTCTACAAAACAAGATGATGCTTGAATTGTTTCCCTATACCCAAATGGTCTTTCTTTTAGATGTACATCTTCTTCCAATCCTTCAAAGAATTCATCGTACCACCAACAACCACATTCCTTAATTCTATAATTTCCATCCCTATTATCTGCTTCTTTTATAGTAACCGTCTCTCCACAAAACGATCTCATGTCAGAAAAAAACAGAAACTTTTTCTTTAAATCTTTTACCTTCTCCTTAGAGACAACAACTACACGGTCGCCTACTCTGTACTTGCTCATGCTGCTTTACCTCCATTTCTCTTCTCTAAAAACTCATCAAAATCACGTTTTAAATATGTAAAGTTTGTTTTGTGACTTGGACTATATGTATTATTTTTGGAATTTTCTCTGTCTATCCATTCGCTGAATTCTGTATCTTTTTCAATATCAGATGCATATGCCATTAAAGCAATTACCGTTTCTTCTCCTGCTTCATAAATATGTGAATCATCTTTTACAAAATCGCTCAAAAAATCCTTATATAATGCAATGTCTTCTGGTTCAATAGTTTCTCTTACGTTGTCCTGTGCAAACTTTAATACCGGATCAATCTCTACTTCATTTGTTTCCACTACTTCATTATTATTCTCTTCTTCTACCGCCTCGATTTCGGTTTTTTCTTCAGCTTTAATTCCAAAAAAATCGTCAATTAACTGGCAGAGCGTATCGATTTTTGCCTTTACAAGACCATTGTCAGTTGTTCCACGCAATCCATCGAGTTTGTCCCAAGTAATATCTCCGTTAAGATCTTTCTGTTCGTAATCACATTTAACCGTGCTCGTATGTAAATTCTCTTTAAAAGCATCAAGAAATCTTCTGAATTCTTTTTCCTCAATGCCTAACTCTAAGAAATGATTATATGCTGGAAACCAAATCGGGACATTTTTCTGAGTGAACAATTCCTTATATGCATCGCCGACTACATCGCACAGACTATCTGCAAGATGCTGAAATAAGTTAAACTCAGCGTCACTTGCATTTGTATTGAGAAAAATAGCTACGTCTTTTGCATTTTTCTTATAAGAATCTAAGTGGAATACAGTCATAATCGACCTGAGAATCATGCTCTCGCAAGCTCCTTTATCATTCTGTTTGCTCTTAAGTGCAGTTGATTCCTTGAAAAAGCCTTTAGATCCAATTGCTTTTACCTTTCTGGCGTACATATCAAGGTAAGTAAAACTCTTCTGATTGGTATTCATTCCTGTATTCATATTGAACTGTCTAATCTTTTTGCTGACTTCCGACATTGTTTTGTAACCTGTTAATGTTGCAAGCTTTACCTGGAATTTATCAAACTCTCTTTTCAATTCTTCAGGAAGATCTTCGTATCCCTTTCCCTTAACATCGAATGTTGCAATCTCCCAAACCGGCTCTCCATTCTCGTCTCGAACAACAACTCCGTTTTTATCGAGCTTCTTCGTCTGATATTCAACAACGCTGTCTTCGCATTTCTTTCTAATTTTATGAGCGCCATTTTTAAATCTTCTCAGTGCCGATGTTCTCTGCATTCCGTCGATAAGATATTTTCTCGTAATTCCTCCGGAATTAATTTCTCCGATAATTAAGGAAGGAAGATAATCACCAGTAAGTACGGTTAAAATAATTCCATCCTCAAATTCTTCTGTCGAACAGAAATTTCTCTGTACGTCCTGATTGTCGCTAATCGTTTCGTTTGAGATATCGCTTAAGTAAGACTCTACCGACACAGCTTCTTCAATAACTTTTCTCTTCATGATTAATCTCCCTTTCTTTTTTTGTATAAATATCTTGTATTACAGTCTGAACGGATCCACGCCATATGTTCTTTATACTCATTTGCACTAATCCGTAACTGCATCATAATTGCCTTACGATCATATCCGTTGGCCAGCAACAGCACAATCTGTCTCTGTTTCCGTGATAATCTCTGCAGGTATTCTTCCACATTTTCCGACATATAAAGAGAATTGAAGCATTCTTCAAGGCTGTCATCAATCCTACTACCTGAGTCCAGGCATTCCTCTAATGCTTGTCCATTCTGCTTTACCATGTCAAAAGACTCGTTCTTCAAGAAGACTTTATTTCCGTCTTCGTCTTCCTGAATATTTGAACGCTTATCTTTGTTTTTATCTCGCTTGTATGAATCGCATCTTCTGGAAAGATTTCCGCACAAATATGTATGGAATTTACAACCTTTATCTGCACTATACTTTATAATACTGTTGCACAGAACATTTAACCCTAACGAATAAAGGTCATCATATTCCCATTTGTCTATACCGCCAATTTTCTTTACGAAAATTTTGTAACATGTGGCTTTTAACTTTGCCATATCATGTTCACAATACTCTTCTGCAAGCTTCATCTGTTCCGGTGTGAATTCCACCGTTTTCTTGTCTTGATTTTTGTTTTCCATGTCAGATCACCTCCAATCTACTTATTCTCTTTTTCTTCGTCGTCTTCGATGATTCTGTATATGTATTTTCGATTCACTAAGTCATCAACTGATTTTTTTATATGCTCTCTTTGTAAAACAGCCGGATCAACACCATGAATCACATCTCTTATAATTCGAAGCTCATCTTTAACATCTCTTCTCTTCCGTCTGTTTGTCCGGATATCCGTGTAAATAATCCAAGCCTTAAACAGATCCTTTGGTCGTTCTAACTCAACACTATGTAAAAGATCAGTCAGACCTTTATCCAGATCTGAAAGATTTTTTACCAGTTCGGAATGCCTTTCAATAGCAGCATTTAAAATATCTCCACATTGACCGAACTTTTCTATCCATTGAGTTACATTGCTCGACGGGACATAACCTACATTTTCAATTACTTTTGGTTTTGTGGTTGAATCTTCTTTTTTCGGAATTTCCGGTATTGCCTCAATTCGGAAGTGAAATTTTTGAAGAGGTTTTGGAAGGTTTTTTATAATATTTTTTGCCTTACTCATCTCAAATCTTCCTCTTTCAAATTTCCCACATGTTACTGGCCGACCACCAGAATCCAATTTGACATAAATCTTTTGGTTACCACTTACTATCTCGTAATCCATTTTCTTCACTCCTTTCGCTTATTTATTCTCCAAAAAGGAATGCTCCAAGTGAGATTCGAACTCACACGATATAAATCGGTGGATTTTGAGTCCACTGCGTCTTCCTTTCCGCCATTGGAGCTTTACCATCACCGAGACTGACGGGAATCGATGATGGGTACACCTATTAGAAGGCAAACCTGTACAAGTGAATGTATTTTGCGCGCACTAAACACACCTAGAGCAGCTTGTACTCTACTTATGTAACCTAACGCCGACCGTTAGGACACCCGGACATAAGTCCGAGCGCACTGGGTCAGCCGGATTCGAACCGGCAAATACAGCAGTCAAAGTGCTGTGCCTTACCTTTTGGCGATGGCCCAATATATTTTCTCTATTAAATTGGTAATAATTGGAAATAGTTGGCGATATGCCTTGCGATTTTCGAAAAAAATATGTATAATGATATCGCAATGGCAGTTGTGGTGACCGCTTTTGCACCTAAGAGCCTTTTACACAATGGGCGGCAACCCAGTGTAGAGGCTCTTTTGGTTTATTTGCCTATTTCCTTCTGGCAATATTTACTATATACCCGAACGCTTGTTCTGTCAATAGTTTTTTCGAACGCCTGTTCGTGTTATTATTTTGACAATTAATCTCTTAAGAGTACCGTTCTTAGAAATCCTCTTGGTTCAAAGTCTATCGGGTCTGGCTGCTTTTCGCTAAAAACCCTGAGTTCACATTCGATCTTTGCAATTAACTTTGCCTCGTCAATAAAATTCTGGCAATCTCTACCCTTCTTTTTACAAAACTTGGCGAGGGTATTTTTCTTTGTAAGATCCTGGACTGAAACTAAAACGATAGAATCCTCTCCAACTAACTCCATAGCTTCCTTTGCCGTCATCGTAACATAGCCTTCCATTCTTTAATCCTCCCCGAAGTTCGCGTCGTAGACGCGCTTGATTTCTGATCTGTCATCTGTATTCTCAACAGAACCAATCTTACCAATGATTCTCTCTTTTGAAATCTGCCTTATACATTCTCCAAGAACCATCGATTCCTGTCGTAGGCCATTATCGCTTCCGGGAATCAGCAGGAAGTGAGTAGGCTGTCTGAGCTTTTTAATTTTGGTTGTAAGCGCCATCACGATTGTTGTGCAACTATGTTTATTTCCTGTGTTGTTTTGAATAATAACACATGGACGAATACCGGCCTGTTCACCAGCAAATTCATCTTCGCCAAAGTCTGCTATCACAATATCGTATTTTTTAAGCTCCATTTCCATATTCTCACTTCCTCTCCTTTCTTTTGATACTCTAACTATACAACCTTTTTATCTTTTTGTCAACCTTTTCCTCTTATTATTTACTTTTTTATTGTTTTATCAACCTTTTTGTTTTATACTTAGGATATAGAAGGAGGGACTTATGGTTTACAATACTCCAAACGATGTCTTATGGGATATTCGTAAATATATGTTCGAAAATAATATTCTCATAAAAGAGCTTGCCGCCAAAATGGATTCTACACCGGCTGCAGTAAGCAAAATTTTTCAGAGTGGAAGCCCCCGTTTGGCAACTCTTATGGAAATCTGTAACGCATTAAATCTCAATATAGACATCTCTTTTAAACCAAAGGACGGTGAATAACCGTCCTTTACATATCCCACCAGTCGTCCAATGCGAACTGGTCTTTAATATCATCATCTCTTGTCAATCCTAAATATCTAAGTGTTTCGCTTGTATTCCGGTGGTTAAGACTGTGCTGAATCTTGGCAAGAGCTAATGGATCTCCCGCCTCGACCAACATCATATATTTCTGATACGCATTGGTTTTCCGCAAGCTATGCGTGTTATAGCTGCCTTTGAGCTTTAGATGATACTGCAGGTCCTTCATCATATTCTCCACCGGATCGCGTCCAATTGCTTTCCCGGTATTATAAGACACAAATACCGGTGCGTCGTATTCCGGCTGAATTTCGGTTTCATTCAAGTACCATGTAATCACATTCTGGATCGACTCGTTTGGAATCACCAGTTTTTTCTTTCCGGTTTTCTTTTCCTTTTTATTTCGAGCATTCACGAATGTCTCCATGTCCTTCTCGAAAAAGTTTGACCACTTGAGTGCAGACAAATCAGACACTCGTAATCCGATGTTGATTCCTATAACGAACAGCATCAAGTTTCTCTTCGATGTAAACTTCTCGTTCTTTTTATGCGCCATCTGGACTTTGAGCTTCAGGTATTCGATGCAGCGCTCCACATCTGCCTTATCCCTAATCGGATCAACCCAACGCTCTTCGCTCTGTGGGTTCGGGATCCATCGTCCGTCTTTTGTAAACCGACCGGTTCCATTTACAACCTTAAGCTGGATCACGTCCTGTTTTTCATTTTTTACAACTGCCAATGCCATAAGATCTCTCCTTTCCAATAGTTATTCTCCATTTTGAGCAAAAGAAAAAGAGCGAAAATTTTTCGCTCTTTTCAAAGATAAATATATTTATCAAATTAAAATTTAAAATATTGTCCAGGATAAGCATCCATATGTCCGAAACATATGTTATCAAACCAAAGATATCCTTGATTATCCAATTCAATTATATCACCTTTTTTGATATGAACTTCTTCACATCCGTCTTTATTCTCTTTTAAGAATCCAACACCATCATAGTCCTTAATACATGTTGCTGTACTCATCTTATAATCTCCCTTCTTGTCTCGAAATTCAGATTTCATTAATAGTATTTTCTCAGATATCTAATTGTAGAGTAAATTTCTCTAGTATCATACAAAATGTTTTGTCAATATATTTTATGAACGAAAGAGCGGTTTCATACGATCTCATATTTCGACCGATTTATTTTGTTTCGTTCTTCGATAATAAGGTTTAAAACGGTTGTTAATCTCTTTCGTTTACTTGGTTCTAAGCCTTGACTTAATCTGCCTTCATATTCTAACTGTAACTCTCGTAAAAGTCCAGCATAAGCATTTAATTCTTTTAATGTCATCTTTTCCATTTAATTATAAATCACCTTGTTTTTGTTCCAATTCTTTTTTACAAACAGGGCATAGAACTCGATAGTTTATGTCGTCAGTCCAGTCTTTAGTTTCTGCTTTTAACCTTCGTATGGTGTCTGGGCTATAATAATCACAGCTATTTGCAGCTCTGCCACAACGACCACACGACACTTCGCACCATATAATATTTTTCATTTTCACCCCCGAAACAATCTCTTACTCAATCACTTCGTCATTATTACGCAGCTTATTGTGTCATTACTACTACCGTACCAACCAATTTTTCAACCTCTTCAAGTCTTTCGGCATATGCGTATAAAGTATCGATTTCCGAGATATCTGAAAGATTTGTATAAATGATTACCATATTTAATGGCGACCCTTCATTTCCTTCTACCTTTTCTTTAATATCGATCATTATTCCCTCACAAAACTCATCAACAGAATATTTGCCGGAATTGACATGATAGCCATTTTCAAACGGTAATAGTTCGTCATAATACGAATAAATTACTGCTCCATTATATTTCTGAATTGCTTCTGCAATTATTGATTTCCCTGATTTGCTTGATACTTTTATCATATTTATTTCTCCTTATGAAAGCAATTTTTCATTTAATTAATACATCTATATCAATATCTGTTTTAAAAATAACGAACGATCCTAGTTCAATTAATTCTTCCGTTTTCTTAGCAGCTTCTCTCCAATCTAATCCTTCATAATCTCTTTTTGAAATTTCGATAAAATCAGTTTCGTAAATTTTCTTATGAGTCTTTTCTATATCAACACATCCACTACTATTCAGTTCAGGTCTTCGTATTTTTACAACATATGCATCATATTTTGTGTCGATTATAAGTACACTTGCCATTTCACAGATTCTTTTATCTGGTAATCTACTTATAAGTTTTGTTCTAATATTTCCAATATCCTCTTTATATAAATGTGACTCATAAACACAATCTACAAAGCTTCCAAGTATCTTCATATCATTACCTCCAAAAGAAAGTTAAATTTTCTCTTCTTCGGCCAACTGCTTCATTTTCTCAATGTCAAACTTCCAATATGTCATACCAGGATAATATCTGGCTTCTGCCGCCATTTTCAAATTATCGTTTGTATAAATTGCATTCGACTTTTTTAAATCCTTTACAAGCTTTTTACTTAATTGTGGTGACGACTGAGAATCTAATCCTATGCCGTAGCTTGGGATAATTAACTGAAAGCAATCCCCATTGTCCAGAAGTAAATTCCTTTCATCTACATCATATATATTTCTTCCAATTTTTAATTCCATAAAATTCCCTTCCGAAAATTAAATTTCATGTTTCTTTACGTAATCTCAAGTAATGCTTTCAGGTACTGGATCTGAATATTTGAAAATGAAAACATCCCTATATCCAGCTCGAATCAACTCATTTGCCTTTATCTTGTATTTCATCAGATCGTTTTCTAAATCATTTGTGATCCACGGTTCCGTTTCACTAAAACCTTTCCCCAACCTGTCTTTATATGTGATGGAAAACATAATATCACTGCCTTTCAAACCAACTAAACATTTTCCCTTTTAAATCTATTTTTGTCTTCATGCTCCGCATACCACCTATCGGCTATTACGTGTGTCAGCTCGATTTGAATCATAAAAGTAGCATTATAGCCAAAATACTTGATATATTCTTCCTTTATTTTTCCAAGTTCACTGTCTGGTTTAAATCCTGCCTCTTTTTCTGCTACGAGAAATTGCCTATACAACACAGCTAATTCATCATCCGTTTTTGCTTCGAATATATTTATATGTTTCATGCTAATCCCTTTCGAAACTATTCTTTCATCGTCTATGCGTTCTGTAATAATCCTCATCATCCCAACAGGAGTGATATGTGATACTGCTTCTGACTCCAGGGCAGTTCTTGATTGCCTCAAATTCTTCCTCACTGATTACAATGCCAGGATCTCCGTTTTTAACAGAATTAGGAAGGACTTTGCATGTATAAGTCAGATCTCTTCCTGGATAAATATCACGATAGATATCATACCAGCGCCATTTTCTACATTCTGTTTTTCCATTTTTGATTTTTCGTTCGATCTGAGCAATACGCTCTCCCGTATCTAAGTTAGTTGTTACTGGATTTATGCTTCTATCACAATACTGCGCACAATAGCGATACTGACCGGCTGGAATCTTATTTGCGGCTTCCGTATTCCATTGATCAGTTCTTGACCAAATTACTCTGCCCTTTGCATCCTTAACATCATCACCAGTTCCAAAAATTTGCCGACCGTCAAGAAGGAATCTCCTCCCTTGGCGATCATAATAATAAGGAGTCCCATCCGGCAAGTGCTGAATATCCCTTTTGCATTCAGCATTCTCGATACCACATTTTACCGCACTACCTAATGCTGCTCCACCAAATAACAAATTCATTAACCACATACTCGAACCTCCCTATATAATTGCATCCAAGTAATCACAAGCCTCTGAGATACTTTCAGCCGCATTATCCAGGCTCTCTATTGCCTCTTCTGACGTTTCCGCTCTTTCTGATCCCTGAAGATTATCAGGAATATTGTCATGGTATTCCTCTTCCTCATCGTGGATATCATTTAATTCATCAAGGCAACGACGCAGCTCTTCACATATCTTTTTAATTCTTTCTTTTCGATTTCGGTTCATTTTGTCTCCTATTATCTTACCACATTTCCTTTTGTCTGACAACTGAGCCTACTGGCTCTCTTATCTTCTTGACAACCCGTAAAGAGCTAAGATTCAACAGATTATGATTCCGTAGGATCCACGGCTCCATAATTGTTTTTTTCTTTGCTTCTTCTGCACTGTCTGCTTCTACAATGAAATACCGTAAACCACCAAGGAGACAGGCGACACTCATTTCGTATTTACTCATTCAGATTTCCTTCTTTTAGAATCATTGCAAACTGATCGGCAAGATAATTATAATCTCGACCCTTGATAAATGCCTCTGTCTCCGATGCGATTCCTTTTTTCGTGAGGAAGTCCTCTACAGTGTCGATCAGACTACCGATTGTATCTAATCGCTCTACTCCATGGTCTTCTGTTCCAAAATATTTTGAGAATTTGAAATAACAGAATTCCTCAATCGAATCGTAGTAATCTTCTGCATTTACATCGTCCCAATCTGTGTCTTCGTGTTTCTCTTCGTACTCTTTAGCCATCTGGTCAATTGTTTTCCAGATATCTCGACTATCTTCCGGAACCTCAATTTCCTTTTTAGCGACCATCTGCCAGAAAACAGATGTCATTTCTACTACAGTTTCCGTATATTTGCTTGTACTCATTTTCATAATTTTCCTCCTTCTGTATAAGCCATATTACCATATTGGTGTTTCTAATTTCCGTACCACATCGAGTTCTGCAATTGCGCTTTTTAAACGATCGATTTCACATGTCATCTCCACCAGCTTTACCTGAAGATATGCTTCTTTTTCAGTTTCAAAAAATCCCTCATACGCATAATCTCTTAACCCAGAAAGAAGTTTATTTGGACCCATTTTTTCTACTGCCAACTCTCTGAAAATTCCTTGCGAAAGAGCATAATTGTTTCCAAAGGCTTTTCTCTCTTCTTCGTTTAATTCATAGATTCCCCAATCACTTGCAAGCAACTCATTTTTTTCAATTCTTTTGACTAATTTCATTTTCATTTCCTCCTCTGAAACATGTGTTTCATCATCTCTCATGAAGCGTAATTTTTAATCCTGATTGAGCCGGTGCTTTCTCTAAATACCATGTTACCTTAACAACTCCGTACTCTTTTCCATCAATAACAATTCCATCTCCAACAACTGGTCGCGCATCCGCCTCTAAAGACGCTAATAGATTGTCTTTTCCATTATAAAAATAGATCATCATAATTTTTCTTGCCTCCTGAAATAAAATTTTCAAACTCCAATTTCTCTTTGAAAACCAAACAAATTAATTAGTTCATCTCTATAAAAATTGATTATCAATCTAAATCCTCTTCCCGTAAAATACCTTAACAGAATACAAAATGCCTTTTCTCCGATAGTATCTCCGATTTGAAAATACCAATCATGTTCGCCGCCGGGAATATGTTTTAACCTTTCAAATTTCATAACCTTACCTCCCTACCATCCTACCGGCTGCGTATCAACAATATCGTTCTTCGCAAACTCATAAAAATCCATTGTGTCATCAGCCGTGTATGTTTCCAGCCACTCATCGCCTAATCCGTTCTTTTCCATGTATTTCTGTAACACACTTTCTTTTACCTGAACATCCAGAAGATTATCATCACCACCGTCGTCAAATGGTGTTGTATCCTTGTATATACATACCCATACATATCCATGCGCTTTCATCTTCATGCCACCTCTCCGTATTTCTTTTCGTATTCTTTAGCAGCCCACTCGATGCACTCGTATTCGGTCTCTCCATCTCCGTCACAATAACGATCATATGCCTTTTCTCCATACTCAATTGCATATGCCTTTGGAACTCCGAAATCTACCTCAAGCCTGTCAATCATAAAACTTGCAACGAACTCCTTATGTGCTCTATATAACTCATCTTCCGTTAATACATATTCTCTATTTCCACGTCTAATTTTCATTTCCATTCTCCTGTTCTAATCACAATTTTGTCATAATCGTTCACTGTCAGATACCTTGCATTCGGAACCGAAGCAATTTCCAGATGTTTAATCGCCCTAATGTGATTCCGTAATTCGCTCGGTGTTCTGTACCGGTTAGTCGAAAACTCATATTTTCCATTTACATACACATCTAACTTCTTATACATATCATCACCCCACTAAAAATTTAATTACAACTGCCACCACAAGTATTCCAAACAATAATTCTGGACACATAAGCCACAGCAGGAAATATCCAACAATACAAACCTTTTGAAAGTTCGTTAGAATCATTTTTTCATCACCCCTTAAAGCAGCCGATTACTGCGTAAATAATCATTCCAAGTGTTATAAGCGGGCAAATGCCCATCAAGAGACTTAAGATAAAAAGTCCAATTAAAACTACTACTGCTCCGTTATCTTCCATATCGTACCTCCTAAATTTCAACACCAAGTTTGTTAGCTGCCTTGTACAAAACTGCTTCGAAGTTCTCTCCGTCAGCTCGTTTCCATTCATCTTCCATACCGGCCAACCAACACAATTTCTCGCAATCAGCCATACTCCACACATCTTTCTCTCGAAATGATGCTTTCAATTCTTCTACCAAATCTCTTGCTACTCCCATATTTTCCTCCATTTTTGTTTTATGCAGCCACTCCACCGATAATTGCCGCAACTTCATCTTCTCTAAGCTCTCTATTGATTTTCATTCTCTGTGCCAGGATCCATGTTCCACCCTGACTTTCAGGTCGATTATATGTATCATAATCCTCAACCTCACACTCAACCCAGACACGCTGTTCTCCGTTTGCAAGTCTCATGGAAAGATGCGGCGCTACAGGAGTGAAACAGCAGTGCCACCCTTTCCGAACAGCAAATCCCTTTGTTGGATAACACTCTGCCTGCATCCATTCTCCGAATGGAGTTGTATGTGTCTTATGAATGAATAATGGATACAGCTTTCCATCTGACAGCTTCCGCAATAATTTATATGCTTTCATATGTAATCCTCCATTTTTTTGCATAAAAATAAGAGTGCCGGTTTCCCTACACTCTATACTTCTCTAAATACTGCCCGCCAATGATTGTTCGTAACAATAACATATTTATAATAAACTGGTATTGTGGGATGTTCATCATACCCTTCTATGCAACCAATATCGCAAAGGATTTCTGTCAACGCATTGGTTGCCTTTTCGCTATTGGTCCATGCAAATGCTTTACCATCCTCGTCTATTCCCGTTTTATACCAATTTTGTCCTAACGAGAGTATGATGTTATGCATTAATTCTTTTTTATTCATATATTTCTCTCTGAAAACTTTATTTTATAAATTCATTTAATACATCATTCAATGTTCCTCTCACTGAATAACCTTCAGTATTATACTTTGATAACACTGCTCCTATTGTTTCTTGATCATCATCTGTAAGGCTAAATCCGTCCCAATAGCTTACTGTTTTGTCACTATGTTCAAACATGATTCCTACAATTTTCGGCTCCATAAAATCACCTCCTGAAAGCAAAGTTTTATCTCCATCCAATATCGAATGGTGTAATTTCAATGTAACAATTTGCCTTCTTAGATTTTCCAAAATTAACACCAATAAAAATACTGGTGTCCTTTAAAATTATTTCTGTACTGCTAATTTTGAAAAAATATGTGATATACCATGGCAGTTTATTGCGAATCCATGTCATTCGCATGTTAGAATCGTTTGCAATCTTGTTGTACAATGCGCTCATTTCACTATGTTGAGTTGCATGTTCTCTCATATCATCTACGATCTCGTCCAAACATTCCTTTTGCATCAATGTATATTGTTCTTCAAGACTATTTCCTAATTCGATAAGTGATCTCTGAATACTTTTTAAGCGCTCATAACTATTTCTTCCCATATAATATCCCTCTGAAACCTTGCTTTCATCACGCTTAATTTTCTCTGATTTCTGTTTCCCAAATATAGTAATCAAAATGATGATCTGCCAAATTTTTCAAAGCATCATATAGAATATCCTTGAATCGACTCTTAAGATCTTCATCTGTTTCGCCATCGCGTCCCTGTAAATAAATAGTCACTTCTGCCTTTAATTCTTTTTCCATAATCATTCCTCCCAAATTCTTTTACCGATTTCCGCCATCTTTTCACTCTTATATCCGAGAACCACTAATGCCTGATAAATCCCTTCTGCGTAACTTCTGTTACTTTCATAAAACCGTAAGCTTGTTTCTGCATTTCCATAACGCTTTTCTCTTTTTGCCTTCTCGTAGTCATCCCAATTTGGCTCGGCGTTATTCAGATATAAGTACACATCATCTAATAATTTTTCGCATTTTTCCATTTCCTGTTTTGTCATAGCCATTCCTCCTAAAAATATTCGTATTCCTCAAAAGGCTCGCTTTTCCATTTTGACCAATCCAGCTTAATTTCACGTCTTTCTGCCGACTCCTCGATGAGCTTCCTATCTTTTTCGTTTCGATTCAGTTCCATAACATCGATATCATGTTCCCACAAATCTGTCCGGAGTTTGCTGACCGTTTCCATGTCAAGATTATATCCCATAATCGTGTTTAACTGTGCTATCTCATCTGCATCGATCAGATCCGACCCATCAACAATTATCTTTTTATAATAGAATTCCAAACAAGGTTTTCCCATTTCTTCACTGAACATTCTGCTTCCAGTTTTCTTATTAATAGCTTCCGCCATTTCCCGTAATGTCAATTTCTTTTCCATGATTAATCCTCCAATTTAATTAAGTAATTTGCATCGCTTTCATCGTATGTAAATTCAAAAGTATACATAATCTTTCTCCTTTCAGTTTAAAATGCGGTTTTCATACGTTCATACATTCTCTGTATTCTTCTTCTGTTAATAATCCATCTACACACATATCTTCAAGACTTCTAAATATTGCATTTCTTCTCCAACTTGCATAACTAAATCCATCGAATTCTCCTATTAATGCGTTATCATTTTCCTCGTTTTGATCACGTAATCTTTTCGCCAAATCAGAGTTTTGAAAAAAAAATGCATGATACATTGCTGCTTTTATTCTTAATTTTTCTATTTCATATTCCTGACAAACTAATTTGCGTTGCGTATTTACTAACTCAAAACCCAAATTCCCAATCCTGTTATGTTTTACCATTTCATCAAAATATATATTATTCATATCATCTACCTCCGATCAATCTTCATAATTAACTCTATACATTTCCTCATATTCTTCCGACAAATTTCTCAACACATCTTTGTAGATGTAAAGCTGATTGTTTTTCAAATAATCACATAGTCCTGTTTCCGTATCAAAGAATTCCTCAACGGCTGTCGAATTCGCCCATCTGTCAAAAGATACCAACGCAGCTACTCGTAACATCCATTTTCCATTTGTTCCGTTGTGTGGTTCTACAACCAGGAATAAAATCGTATCTGTTTTCGCTTGTAGTGTGGCTTCATATTCATCGACTTCATAACCATTATCTTTGAACCATTTTTTTACAATATCCATAAGACATATCTCCTAAAATGTATTTTTCATTTAATTCCATGCCTTTTCTCGAAATTCAATAAATTCTGAATTGCATCATCGAATGATTTATCTGTTGCTTCATTTTTTGTATGTGATACAACAGAACCCATATAATTTGCAAAAGACTTTAAAGCTCTATATTGTTCCATTTCTTTAACTGTAAGACATAGATGATCTGCTTCATGTTGCATAATTTCTTTAGCATCTAAGCTCTCATATCCGCATGTCTCACAAACATACATTGTATAATTTTTCACTTAATCATTCTCCTTTTAAAATGTGCTTTTCATCTACTTGCCAAATTCTTTAATATAAAAATTTCCAGCATATGTTGTATAAGCAACTTTGTAATAATCTTTCCCTTCCCAAAATTCTATAGGACAAGCATTGATATGATTTTCTTTTAAAATTTCTTTTGCTTTGATCAATTCTTCATCTGTCATCATGTAATCACCTCTGAGAAAATTTCCGTTTCATTAAAATAATTCTGTTCTATTTATTCTCTTCTTTCTTACTCTTTTCTCTCTGGATAAAAATTTAAACAAACATCAGGACGCAAATACATATCTTCTGTATTATTTTTTCTTATCTTTTCTACGTGTTCTCTTGAAAAACAGTGATATAGATACTCACATTCTTTGCATAATCTGTAATATTCTTCATACATTTACTTTTTCTCCTTTCCATAATCACCATTTTAAAGTATCAATTTCGCTTGATACCTCATAATACTCATTGTCGGCAATACTGTTCGTATTTTTACCATGAAGTACAACCTCACCAAATGATGTATCTGCAAGTTCAACCCAAAAGTCTTCACTTTGCATTGCTTGTTCTAATTTATCCATATTGTTTTTCCTCACTTTCTAAGTAAATCATCGTTTCAAAGCTTAATGGCATATAACCAATCGTCAAAATCCTCATAGTTCATAAGCTTTCCATCCACTTCAACAAAGTTTCCCTGTTCTGATTCTCTTACTATAGAAAATCCATCAAAGTTTCCGTATACTTTTACGAAATGATTATTAATTTTTTCGAATTCTATATTATGTGAAATTAATCTTCCCAAAATATATGCCATAGTTTATATCCTCCTTTTAATTTTTTGAAACTCTTGTTTCAAGTTTAATCATTGCATGTATCACAAGCCATGCAATTTCCATCTTCCATCATACAAAAGTGTGATAGAAGCAAGTTGCCAATTTTATTCATTCCATCCTGATCGGAATAAAATATAGCATACTCGTCACCATCTTCGTCTATCCATTTTGTTTTCTCGTCCATGTAATAAATCTTGCCAACTTCAATTTGCTTTGGCATAAATTCTCTAATACTAACGCATTTTACCCTTTTCATAATCATCTCCACAATCTATGTTTTCCGTCCACATCACGCTGCCAATTATATCCGGCAAATTCCAATACCTTTAAAGCTCCGTTATAATAACTCATACCCCGTAGCCACGAATCTTTCATGTTGCCAATGATCCACTGTTCATTCAAAAACTACTTCGTTTGGAGCAAAATCCACATACCATGCTGCACCTATATTTCCACAATCGCACACCTCGCAGTACAGACCATCACATGCGCATTTTTCTGCTCTTTTTCCTAAAATACCTCTGTATTTTCTGTGGCAACTTGAACACATATTCACCCAGTAGATTCCGTTTTCTTTTCTGTCGTCTGTCCAGGAATCGAATTTAATTCTTTTGCCTCGTGACGAGGTATAAATCATTTTCTTCATAATGACCTCCGAAATTAACACTGAATAAATTCAAATTCTTTCTTTTCGTTCCCTTTTACAAGTCGCAAATATAAAGTGTCATATGGCTCGAATGTTTCGCACTCATATCCGTTTAAAATCAGCTCCATGATTTCCTGTAATTCTTCTCCTACGACGCTATATTCTTTTTTCATGAATTTCCCTCCAAAAAACATTTTTCTACTTTTCATACTCTGAACCCTTTTGCAATTTTTAACATATAATCTGCATTCGAAACCTTTCTCTCGGATTCTTTTTTCTTTTTATCATAAGCGTTGTCAATTTTTTTCTGGAATTCTGGCTTAATATTTTCCCAACGATTCATTAAATCGCAGATTCCATCCGGTGTCGATTTAGTAATGATAATTTCATTATTCTTAAAAACCGCTTCCATTCTTGGCGGTGTATGATCGCAACTAAATGTACCGGAATAATCAAAATCAATGATTACATCATGTTTTCTAACACATATCCTTACGGATCTTGTGACATTTGAAACATCGAGCCTATTTTCTCTCCAGCTAACTTCATTTATAGGCGTAGTTTCTCCGACAATCCCAATGTAGTCTTCGTATGCGCATTTCAGATATACCAAAATCTGCATAAAACATTCTTCCTGCAATTCCTTTATTGTTTTTGCTTTTTCATTAATATACTCTTCTGTTCTGTTTTTTATTGTCTGTATTTCTTCAATTTTTCCCGAATTATCCTCGATTCTAACCATAATAATTTTCATAATTTCCCTCCGAAATTGCTATTTCAACATCATACCCTGAAAATAGGCAAACACTTTTAACAGCGCCGCATATTTCCGTGGATGTGTCATAATATCTAAAATCTCCCAATCTAATTTCTCTGTATCTTTACACAATTCTTCCCATGTAAGTGCGAATCCGTTTAAGCCAGGAATATTTTCCCTTTCATAAACTGTAATAATCTGGTTTTTAATACTCTGGCTTATATCTCCTGCACTGATTTCCATTAGTTGTTCCATTTTCATTTATTTTCCCTCGTTTTTCATCACAAAATCAATCAATTCCCTAACTTCATCTGCATTATCTCTCATAAACCGAGAGAATCCATCATCATTTTCTCTTTCTGGAAGAAGGTTTCCGTCATTATCGTAAATCCATCTTTCCCACATCGTATCCTCAATGGCCACGCTGTTAATTCGATGACCTTTGTACTCGATTTCTGGATCGGCCTGCGTTCCATGCCACACAAATCCAATATCTGAAATTCCATACCAGTCAGGAAGTTCTTTATAAATTCCATGCACAATATCGACAATGCTGTTTCCGTATTCTATCGTACTTCTCATGCCGTGCCTCCTAACTCACCATTTTCCAATTCAGTGTTTGTACATATCCATCAGCCACATAGATCTTCAACTCTTCATCTTCAGGAATTTCGTATCGCTTTCTAAATGCCTTTTCATATCCTTCTCTTTCGGCGTCCCACAATTCTTCACAGGTCATAACATCACCATATTCTTCTTCGTTGTCTTTCACAAAGATATCTACAACATTGCCGAAGTAATACGCTTCAAGCCGCTCTACATCAACGTCTCCTTTAACGATGTAATACTCCCAATCTCCCTGAGAATAGCCGCGAATAGTGCCGGTTTTAAACTCGTCATCAGGATATAAAATCCGTAACACTTCCACCAGAACATCATTGCATGAGCTTAACAAAATCTTTCCGATCTCTTCTTTATTTTCTTCAGACATATCCTCTGGATAGTCATCGTAAATATCGATATTGTCAATGATTTCTTTTGCCTTCTGATACCAAGATGCCTCTTTAATTCCACTGTAATCTCTGTTTCCATACAGGACTACCTGCTCATTAAAATCCTCGCAGCCGACATAATCTTTCCAAGCTTCCGAACTTCCATATAACCACCAACATCCATCACCGGTTGTATTAATTCTAATTTCTGCCATATGTATTTACCTCCGAATATATTCGTAAATTTTGTCTAAACTTCCATCTGCAACCAGTCTTGCGTCTACAACACTGTGTTTTTTCATATAGCTTATATAACTGTCAAGTCGATCAGAATTAGCACTTTCAAGCGTTTCTTTTGCACGTTCATTATCAACCTCGAACAAATATACCCCCTTCCAGTTTCGAGCAAAAACAAGATGGTTCTTTTTACAATATTCCTTGATAGCGTATATCTTCACTTCTCGTTCTTTCTCAATTAATCTACATCTCTCTTCTTTTTTTCTCTGCTGTTCTTCTTTCCATTTTCTGTTCTCGATCTGAGTATTAAACAAACAGTTGCTACTACACAGACATTTAAGGATATGTGACTTAACATCATAATCATCTGGTTTGTCGTTACTGATCCACCATAAGAAATTATCAATTGTTGATTTAAACGTGCCTGGGAAGATGCAATTATTCCCAAGATGTTCATCGACCAGGTCTTTCTCTCCGTCTGAAATCCGTAACGTAATAAATACGGATTTCACATCCGGTGACCAAATCGAATCGTATCTATTTTCTTTTCCATATACGGTGAGACCGTATGCCGAGTACAGTTCTTTTTCTTTTGCATTTTTATCATAAATGATTCCCATAATTATCTTTCGACCTCCCTGTCTAAAATTTGTTTTGCATAACTTATTGCTTCGCCTTGGGTTCCAAAAGTATTATTATATTCCCATACGGAATTATCTCCGTAATTTACTTTTCGGTATATTTTATATTTTTCGCCAAGATCAAATTGTGAATATGTCACAGCTACATTTCCTTTATTAGACAACCACAAAACTTCATTTTGCCGAATTTTCATCTTCTGTTATCCTTTCCATGTTTCTTTAATTTTCTCTAATTCGATTGCCGTATAAACTTCGTCGATTTCATTGTTATCATCATGAACCATGATTGAGTATGTATTGTTATCAGAGTCGAAATAGCAATCGCTTACTAAATCCTCAATAATATCCTCGCTTGTATATTCTTCATCATCATTGTTTTCGATTGCATCCTGAATGATATTGCTTTTCTTGGCGAGTTTAAACAGTTCCTTTTTCATTTCACTTTCGGTTCCATAGAATTTTTTAAATTCCACGTATCCGTTTTCTGAATTGCTGCATGTAATAACCCAATTTCTTTCCATCTATTTACCTCCTGATAATTTAGAATTGTATCTTCGTAACTTTTCATTAGCTCACACACTTCCTAATAAATAAGACAGATACATTTCTGCATCTGCCTTATTATTCTCTGTATTACTTGTTGTTTTCGTCGATTTTGATTTCGAATTCATTATACGCTTTCTTAATCTCTGCAAGATATTTTTCGATCTTTAAAACATCGCACCAATCATAATCATAACCAAAATTTAAAGCCAGCAGCGTTCCGATGTCGTCCTGTGTAAGATCTGCATTGCAGCCACAACAATGCTCCGTATATGCATTAATTACCTTAATGTCTTCGAAATTTCTTGGCTTTAAAACCCATACATTTTCATCATAATTGCCACATGGGATATATGCTTTTTCCCCGCATGTTTCGACATGTGGAATTTGCTTCATTGCTTTTGCAAGTGTACCTTTAAAGGATCTCTCCCATTTTTCACACTGCTCTTTATCTGTAAATACAGCTCCGTCCTCTGCTATGTATTCTGTTTTAACAACAACTTCTTTCATTTCTTTTACTTCATTAACTCGCATATTTTTACCTCCTGAAATTACAATTTTATTTGAATGGCTGCTGATAAATCCAGTTTCCGTGTCTTGCCTTATCACTATCTTTATTCCAAAAGCCTAATTTAACCATTCCTCTAATATTACCGATTATATGAATACACGGACATATATCTGTAAATCTTTTACCTGTTTCGTTCTCATATTTTCGTGGACTACTATAATATGCCATAGTATCACGCTCCTATTCTGCCATATTCAGCATTAACATTGAATTTGTATCTGCAAGATAATAACTTGTATTACACATTACCTTGTTATATTCAGCTTCGCCTTCAAATTCATTTACAACTGCCTTTTCTTCTGCTGACATATCATTGTATTTTTTCTTACCATATGAAGGTGGTAGCCAACCTTTATGCTGTGCTCCAAAGATATTAAATTTCTTTAACAGTTCATCATTTGTGAATGTAATATGACAAGTTCCCTTCTTGTAAAAGGTTACATTAAAATACTTCAGTATAATGTCTTTTGACTCACCATATTCTTCTGCAAACTGTAATGACTGATCTAAGTCAACTGCTTCTGTCATTCCGCCATCGAGATAGTTGAAACATTTTTCTATATCTCTTAATTTGCTTACAACATCATAATTCGTTGGCTTAAATCCACCCCATGAATATTCCAAGTCTTTCCAACCTCTTAATGGAATGATTACCTTTTTATTTATAATCCATGCTTTATTTGTTTTCCATCCATTAAAGTAATGAATGTTTTTTGAACACTCATCATAATATGAATATTTGTTGCTAAGTTCTTCAAAGAGTGAAACAATAGTATCTTCAATTCCCTTAATAACCTTTTTACTCATATCAATCTTCAATTCATAGATATTATGCAATGAGAACTCATAATCTTTTAATTCCTCCACCTTACTGTAATATTCTCTTTGCAAATTATTAGTAAGCTGTCCAATAAACTTTGGATTTTTAAATAATGCCGACCAATATTTACCACGAATTTCTCTTATGTATTCATTTACCGATGCACTATTTTTCCCAATGCTAAGACTTAATACGCATCCACCAGTTTGTATTGTTTCTCCTGTTTTTTTGTCTTTGCCAAACTGATATAGAATATGTGGTGACATTGCATAATACTCTTTGATAAGTCTTATACCAGCTTCGACTTCCGTTTTATATTGTTCAACAATTACCATTAGAAAATCATTTTCTGCGACCTGCGTATTCTCCGCATTATATGTATACTCTCTATGTTCTTTCGCTTTCTCTAAGTTATCAAATATGAATGATTCTCTGTGGACTTCTGGAAGTTTTACTTTTATCAATGCAATTTCAACACTTGTTTTTCTCTCTGCGTCCGTGAAAGCATCTTGAATATATTGAATGTCTGCATTGTATTCTTCTAACATTCTATTCAGCATTACTCTTTCATTGTTGCATTCATTTTTTAATGTTTCTGCATTAAGTAGGCAAATAACAGCACCGCCATTTCTCTGTTGCATTTCCAATGCTTTTAACAGATGTTTACATCCATTTGAGAACGGAGGATTCATAATGATTAAGTCATATTCCTTCATTGTGTCGTATGTCAAAAAATCATCATGTACAACTCTGAAATTCTTTTCCTTTAATACTGCTCGTAAATTTATATCATTCTCTATACAGTCAATATTTAACTTAATTGTTGTGTACCATCTGTTATTAAAATCTTCCTTTTTCGTTAATGCTTCAACAATATTTCCCTTACCTGCTGATGGTTCAAGAACCGTATGTATCATTTTCCAATCCAAACCATCAAGCATTTTATCTATAAGATTTTGTGGTGTTGGGTAGAAATCTTTGTTATCTGTAAACATATTTACCATTTCCTTTCATTATAAAAGGCGGTATATTTCAACCACCTTTTTTATACTGTATTAAGCTTTTCAGTTGGATCATATTTGAATATAAATCCCTTCTTAAAGCTACTGTAAAATCCCTGTAATGTTGCCAACTTTCGCTTTACATCTGTAAAGTTTGACTTTGACAACTCTGTATCAGGTTTTACTACAAATAATTTTTCACCTGTTTTTGTGTGTACATCCTCTGTTACAGTGTATGTGATTTGTGTTTCTGTCTGTTCTGTTGTATCATTCGCTGTATTATTCTCTGTCTCTTTAATGATTACATTTAATTTCTCACATGGGTTTTCTTTGAATAAGAAAGCATGTTTGAATTTACTATAATAACCTCCAAGAGATTTGATGTACTGATTCACCTTGATATATTCTTCACGGCTTAACTTCTCAATTATCTTTGCAAGATATATCTTTTCTCCTGTTCGTGTATCTGTATCTTCTGTCACTTCATAAGTATATTTGTTTACATCTACATCAGTTTCGGTTGCCTTTTCTTCTGTCTTATTTGTATCAGACTTAATAACCTTCTTCACAACCTTTTCAACCTCATAAGGTGTTTTAACTTCCTGAATTTCACACCATGCAAGACTTCCCTTTTCAAACCATCTTGTGAAGTTATCTGTTATATACCAATAATTACTTTGGTTTGCTCTTCCAGTACATTCCTTTGTAAGTTTTCCATTGAGCTTATAAGCATGATACATTTTCTTTCCGTTGTAGTCTGTTTCGTGGATTCTGTAAACATATCCCTTATTATGTCCATAGTTAAATGAAGTCTTTACAATGAAACACTGTCCATCTTTTATACGTCCGTTTTCAGTTTCAACAGCTTTGTTCTCGGTTTTGTATTCAATAACTTTTACCTTTTCATATACAACTCCATCACCTTCACCAAGCATTCCACCACATGTTGTATCAAGTTTGTTAATAAATGCCTCAAACCGATCCATAAGTGCTTTATCTTTTTCCATTGATTCAATATGGCTGTCTGCCTGTTCTGCTGCTCTTTCTTCTGTATCATTCCATCTGCCCATATATTCAGATATTAAAGAATTTCTATATTCTCCTCGCTTCATAGTTCTGAAATTCTGCATATCTTCCATATAGCTTTCATATCTATAATAGTTATCAATATGTGCAAACTTTAAGATTCCATTTCCCTTTGCTACATAGACACCATCTTTTTCAATATGCCAATTCATTCTAGGTGGGTTTGCCATATGTCCAGGAATGATACCAGTTACAATATATTTTTCAGAAGTTTCGTTTGCTTTACTCCGTAACTTCTCAATCATTTTCTTTGCTGATTCTTCTTCCTGTTCGCTTGCTCCTCTTTCCATTGTCATCTGCTCAAGCTTTGCAATCTTTTCTGAAATACTTCTATTCTGAAGTGTTCCATCGTAATTATATTTACGTATCTCTTCTGGCTTTGCTTCACTACTACGATTTACAACTAATGTGTATCCATTCTTTGTAGCTATTCCACCCCAATAAGCAGGATCGTAGTAATCTGTCATCATGTCACTATGGTCTGCATGATATCCGAACACTTTCCATCCGTCCATTGCCATAAGTTTATGTGCTATCATTACGCCTACATCCCGATATTCATAATAGGTACTCATAAAATCAACCTCTCTTTCTTCCAATAAAATAGGCAGCCAGATATTTATTCTCCGACTGCCTTACACTTTGCTTATAAATTGTATTCTTTCCAATGGTTCTCCCATTCTCTTCCATACAAATCTTGACATCTGTATTTCAAAAAATCGAGCGTTGTCTTTTTGTCAAGTTCTTCACCTTTTGGTGAATACGGATCATGTAAACAACCATTATTTATCTTGAAGATCTCAATTAGATCATACTCTAAGGCTCTCCTGTGAGCTTCTTTTTCGTCAATTTCATTCTGTTTTGTCCAGAATTTCACACAGTCTGCGTAATATTTTTCAAGTTTTAACTGCGAATCATTTGCGCTTAACATTTACATCACTCCTTGTCTTGAAATCTTAGTTTCAACTCCATATAGGTTTTGCGTTTGCATAATTATCATCATGCTTAAAATTACTTTCTTCAATATCAATCACTCTCAACTGATTAGCAAATTTTAGCATTTTATCCGTTGAACCTTTGATACAACTTTCATATCTGTCTCTGTTTTCTTCAATTTGCCTTTTTATCAAAGAAATATGATGTTCTGCTTCTTCAATCGTCCTATAACTACCTGCACAATCATTATAAAAGTGAAATAACTTGTTTGAATAACATGATTTAGGATTTTCAATCATTTGCCACATAGTAGCATTTGATTTAACTGGTAATCCATTAAATTCAAAATCATTTAATGCTCTATTACTTTTGCCTTTAACAATTACATAACTCATTTAATCGCCTCCAATTCCAAAGTAAATGCGAATTTCTTTATTTCCAAATCCAATTATGTGTTTTAACTACTTCCTCAAAAGGTTTGCTATCAGCTTTCTTTCCTTCTGTATTATCATTAAACACTGGTTCTATGGTTATATAGAAACTAATGCCATTGTAACGTACCAACATTTTGCCTTGTCTCGGATTCGACATTGCCGCATCAAATCCTTTTACATTATTTAACACGTCATTCAATTTATTTGTAATTTCATAATTTCTATCATCCATAATTTTGCCTTCCTTTCTTCCAATGGAACAATGAAACACGTATTTCTTAGTGCATTATCTCGTCATAAGCTTCATCAATAGAACAAGATAAATCTTGTCTTATGACTCTAATATTCTCCATCATTTCATTGACTTCTTTTAACCACTCTTCTTCTGAAATTTCTCTTTTAAACTCTGCTTCTATCTGCAAACGAATACCTTCGTCTTCCATTCTGTTACTGATGTGACGTGTTGCTCTATCCATAATATCCATGACTTTGCTCCTTTCCAATGAAGTGTTGCTTTCTTTATACACTCTGTAAAATTTTTCCTAACTCTTTTGCCTGGTCAACTGTACAGATCGCAGTTGCTTTACTTTCCTCATTCCCGTTCTTTCGTGTAAAATGAGATACCAGGTATACCTTGTCAGCCATCTGCTTTCCGTCAACCGTATAATGTCCGATTTCTACGGACTGATCGCCAAGTTTTCCTATCTCACATACTTTATTGTATACAAATTCTTTTGCCATGTTATTTTCCCTCCTGTACATCAAAGCAGATCCTGTGATAACACCACCATCTGCCTCTTCTCTTTACGAGTTTATGCCACGCTGTAAATGCCTGGCCTGTGCAGTCGTACTGTGACGGCATACACTTCCTATGCTCATTTGCCTCGAACCATGCTTCCGCTATCTCTTCCGTTTTGATTTCTTCCGGAAGTTCAATCAAAAATGTAGCACCATCGTAATCGGCATCAAATACTCTACGTTCCGGTTCTTGTGACTGATTCTTAAAATAGATACGGATTCCCTGTTTGAGATCCTTTACGTCTTCATAATCGTTGTACTTCCCTTTTATTGGAAAGCGTTTCCACATATCCTTTAAATCCAGGAGTACATTATAATTTATCCTTACATCTCGCATGTTGTAGCATGGGTGACTTCCATCATCATGAATCTTCCACATCTCCATCCTCCTTGTCTAAACCGAACCACTCCCGTTCTTCGTCTGTAAGATCCAGATCGTTCTCACAGAAATCTGTGAAGGAATCCTCGTCGATCTCTTTTAACTCGTGTAACACTGCCGTGGAGATCTCTTCCAGACGGCTTTTTGAAATATAGCCTTTAACTGTTCTACTGAACAGATAATCGAGCGCCGCCATCGCCATATCTGTTTTGCGTTCATTATCTGACCAGTATGAGAAATAATGGCCGTGACCCCACTGCTGACCCATTGGAGCCTTTGGATCATAACCGACGCCAACGATATACTGCCGTCCTGCCTTATCATCGACTAAGACACAGTTGCCTTTCCGTAAAATTGTTTCGTAACTAAACTCTGCCATTTTGTTTCCTCCTTATATCAAACAATTTTCTTTAATCAGCCTTTCCATCACTAAATTGTTCAGATCTTTGTTGATGGTGATGTGCCGCCCACTCTGCCTATTAATATAGGTAAAGTGGCTTCCTCGGCATCGAGCATACGAGTATCCGTTTCGCCGTAAGACTGGCACAAATTCTCGCATTTTCTTTGTAAGGTGAACTCTGCTACTCATAAATCATTCTCCTTTCCTTTTATATTTGCGTTCATGTTCTACACATGGTCACATCCTCACCAGTGGTAGCTAATCACTGGCAAGGTCTAACCACGTTATGGCTGCCTTAGAAGTTGAGACGATGAATCTATATTTATAGAGAAAGAGAGGGTAAGGCATTTAAGCTCTGCATTTTATTTCCCAGAACACCATAAATATGCATAATTATTCAGTTTTATGTATTAGTTCACGCTTCTGATTCCCTTCTTGAGCGCTGCTTCTTTTGCTTTTTCTCTATTAGATCTCTTGAACACACTTTCCATTTCGTACTGAACAACCTCTGCCAGCGCATCGAATGCCTGTCCCTGTGTTTTTTCCATGAGATTGTTTACAAAGAAATCCGTTCCCTTGCACTTCTCAAGAAGGATTTTCTCCATTTCGTCTTCTCTTCCGGCATAATATCCATAGAGCGTATGCATTACACGAATGAACTTTGCTGTATATGCCTTTCCGTTGTAGGTATCTGCGTAACCATTCCACTGCAATTTCGTGATAAGATCCACAATTTTATCTAACAGATCGGATCCGTTTCTCTGAATAGAACGGATACCATCTGAGATAGATGTGAACACACCGATCTGATTTTCGATTGGATCTCCTTTAACCGCTACATTGTGAGAATTACAAATTCTCTTTAATTCAATATAGTTTGTGTCTCCGCTCTCGATTGCAGCTCTGTAATAATCAACCTGCGACATCTTTCTATGATCAACTCCCTGATCCAGAAATAATTTGATTGCTTCTGCCAGTGAACACTCGATGATCTCGCAAATAACAGAATCGATTTTGCCTCTAAAAGCTCCATAGATTCTGTGCATACCATCAATACAAAGCAGGATTCCCTTGTAGTAGAGCAGTTTCGGAACTTCCCATTTGTATTTGTTGTATTTTGCTCCAATTTCATTTGCAGCCACAACATCGCACTGTCTCTGCCATGATGGAATGTGTACATGAAGTGGGTTGATTGCTACAAGAATTTTATCTCCGAAGCGGGAGTTAATCCGTGCGTTGTCCACCATCTGTTTGATGATTAACTTCTCCGTTTTTCCGGTAAACTCTTCTGCGTTCCGTGCGTCCTGCATTTCTTTTTCAATCTCTACTGCTGCTACATATTTTCTTGTCTTACTCATAATTCATTTCTCCTTTATCTCTCTTTAATTTTTTCTGTATTCGGTTTTGCGTTGCACAAATATACATATTTTCGTATATTTATGCATTTTAGGGTAAAAAAAATAGCACCTCACATTTCTGTAAGATGCTATCTATATACCGTTAGAATTTATTTTGTATTTCCGTTTCGCCTGTAAGAGTTTAGTACAGGCTATTACCGTAAGGATGTTTTCCGTGGGACAAACTGGATCCGAAGATCCATGTTTAATCCGTTGGCTAATTTCTTTAAAAGCTTTAAAGACGGGTTTCGAGTTCCGTTTTCAAGTTTGCAGATGTCTGCCTGGTTCATACCAATTCTGTCAGCCAGCTCTTTCTGCGTCAGATTCTGTTCGTTCCGCGCTTTGATCATTGCTCGGATGACATCCATTTCTGGCTGGATATCATCCCACTCTTTTTTCATTTTCGGATCCTTCATCTGTTCGTTGAAATAATCTTCAAACTTCATACTATTCACCATTCCTTTCTAAAAAATTCTTTCTATACTGCTTTGCTTTCTTAATCTCTTCTGGTGGTGTTTTCTGGGTCTTTTTAATAAATCCATGTGTTAGTATTATTCTCCCTTCATAATAGAAGAAATATAGCACTCTGGAAATATCCGTTCCAACTTTTGCACGAAGCTCAAAAATTCCATCGTCCAGATATTCGCTATAAGGTAGCCGAAGCTGATTTCCGTTCTCTTCAACTAAACGAATAGACATAAACATTTTCGCTCTCATCTTCTCGTCTAAACTGTCGAGAAATTCTTTTACAGGGATTTTATCTCCGTTTTCATAAAACTCTGCTTTAAATTTACTCATAAATTCCTCCGGTGTTTCTTTTGTATGAGTATTATATGGCATATATGCCATATTGTCAAGCAAAAATTTTTACCACTCCACTTCTCTTCCGGACAAGCCGTTTTCGTCCACCACACTTCTGTGTTCTGTCCGGATCTCCGCACCATGCATAATACTTACATCCACGGCACGGATACTGCGACCGTAAACGGTGTAATTTCGCTTCGTAAAGTTTTGCTTCCATCTCTGTCATTCTTTCATCTCCTCAAATACTCCTGATTTCAGCATATCCATGAGCCAGATATCAAATTCCGGGTATTCCTTCTTGTATATATATACCTGGTATAAATCTCTCAACACGCTAAGCGTAAAGATTTTGCCTTTAAACGGCTCTTCGTATGTCACAAACCTGCGTTCCGGATCTTTGTACAGGTGAATATAAATTCCTTCACGCTCACCATCACTGTGGATTCCATCAGCGATTTCCCTGTCTAAAAGCTCAGGATAACACTGTTCAATAGTCTCACGCACGATGAGATCACTTTTCGGAAAAACGTATTCGTAGGCATATCCTACAAAGTTTCCGTATCGGTTCCGTTCTGCCCTGGAGATTTCCATGATCTGGAGTGTAGCTCCATAAGAGATAAATGGAAGCAAGTCCAGTAAATAAAGTGTCTTTTTCATGATACATTTCCCTCCTTTAACCGAATACCACTAAACCAACACCGCAAGCTGCGTACAGAGCATTGACCGCCACGTTTCCGTATGACGACTCGATCATGCAAGCTGTACACAGAAGACCCATGCCAATTCCCTTGAGAATGACATGAGTTACAAGCTTTTGAATGCGCCGCGACCGTGAATTCACGTTTGCCTTAATGCGGCGTTCTGTGGATGCATTCCAGATCCGTGAATCGTACTGATTTTTGATTTCCATGCAGTTAATAGTTTTCATTGTGATTTACCTCCTGTACATTATGCAATGATTCCCTTACGCGCCGACACCATAATTCGTGTCAGCTCCGCCTCGTTTTTGGCTGCTTTGAGCAGATCAATTACATGCTCACTGTAGCCAAGTTCTTTTGCGGCACAGTATACTTGTCTGCGCCAAATGTATTCTGATTTACTCATTTCTTTTATTCTCCCTTCTAACACCCAATAAACTCAACAGAATCGAGCATTTCGTTTTCTTTCTTCATTTCGTATGCCTTTTCCATAGCATACAGGTAACACTCCTTTTCAGAGTTGAAAAAATTTTCACCATCGAACGCAATCTTTCTGGTGATTTTCTTATCAGCAATGATGTCATAATATTTCGCTTCGAAATACCACATGATTATTCTCCCTTCATTCTCTACCTGAATTCCTAAGCTTACTATCTGGAATTATCCAATAATCTCCATTTATGAGTTTCCATCCGGTCGGATTAAGACCGTAAAGATCTCGCTTAAACACCTCTTTATAGCGTGTCTGCATTTCAGTCAGAGTTTCAAAAAACTCTTCATGATGAAGGTTGCCTTTATTTGCTCCGCTCAGATTGTAGAATCTAAGTTTGTATTTACCTTTTTTCATTTTTTCTTTCCCCTTTTAATTAGCGTTGCGTTCCCAGTAGTAACCGGAACCGTCCTGCGTGTAGAGCATGAGACCGGTTTCAGTGGCATCGAAATCGACAATGGTTTCCATGTCAAGATACTTCTCCCTTGACGGGAGAGTTTTCCCAACAAAAAAGCACTCACTGTGAGTGCTAATGTTAGTGCGATGTATGTGATTTTCTTTTTCATGATCTGCACACCTCACTTTCGCTTCCGAGCGTTCCATTAAGGAACATACCAACAAGCGTATTCTCGTTGATGATCTGGAAATAACCATCGTCATCGATGGAAATTCCGTAATATCTCCCTTCTACGAAACGAGGGAAGTTGCAGAATGTCGGAACGAGTGATGTCCGACAACCTGCATTAAATGCCCGTACAAACGCCTTATAAATCGGGCGAATTTCGCTGGCTGTGCCAACTATGATGGACTCAGAGGAAAATTCCTCGTTTACGGTGTCAAAAATTTCATAATTATATGCCTTCATTTTTTCTCTTTCTCCGTGCCTTATGGGAGGATTCGCACGGTTCCCTTTAGATGGTGTTCTCCGTTTTACTCGGAGATCTTGAATTTTGGGCATAAAAATAGCGGTTTACTATTTTGAAACCGTAAAAGTCACCGTCACCGTTCGACACTCACTTGCCTTCCAAGAATTGTTGTGCCGCACCCATGCATTTCAGACAGATTACATGGGTATTTCCATTCGCACATTTTGAATGGTAGTCACCAACTGTGTCTTTTTGCCCGGATTCCGTTGGCAAATTTTGGGCATAAAAATAGCACCCTGGCTGAGTTGCTGGGTGCTTGTGTGAGTGGTGTGTTATTTAGTTTTCTTTGCGTTGAGTTCTTTTAGACGTGTTTGCATTTCTGCGATTTGTCTTTCAAGTTCAATTTTTTCTGCGTTTTGAGCCTCGTATTCTGCGTCCGGAATCCATTCCATGATATCTCCCGGTTGAATCTTGAGGTACTCGCAGACTTTGTTGATGGTGTCTACTGTTACTGGACGATTATTTGCAAGTTTTGTCGGGGCGTTTGGAGAAAGTCCACCTTCAACTGACAATAATTTCCATGTCATTTTTCGCTCTTCAAGTATAACCCTTAATTTATCATAAACAATCATTTTTTCACCTCACTCATAAATATAGCATACTTTTAGAGTGATTGTCAACAAAGTCAATTCCATACTCTCGCAAAATCCCACATCGGATCTTTGCGGCACTCATAGTCTGTGACTTGTCCGCAAAATGGAGTGAGTCTTTCTCCGCCAGTTCCGCCCTTCTTTTGCCTTGAATGTTTCATCATTCCGGCATAATTTCCACGGAACGCCTTCCCTGTTCTGTGTCTTGCCTTTTGCTGTTTATGATAGTTCCAAAGTATTTCTGTAAACTGATTTTTCATCACGCCAGATTTCCATTGTCCGGTTTCCTTGATATACAGAGATACCGGAATTTTGCTGTCTAATCTGCATCGAGTGAACGACACGCAAACAATAATGTCTCCATTTTCCCTCTGAAGAACAGTGGAACCCATTGGAAACATTCTGTCATTGATACATTCTGACCCTACAAGTTCGTATAATCTCATCGTGTTTACCTCGCTTTCTATTTCAAATAATGCGTACTATAAAAGGCAGGAAATAAATCCTGCCCTCTAACTATGCACTATTTAATTGTCCTGCTATTTAAGCAACTTTCTTTTCGTCCTTTTTGGACTTTTTAGCGTATTTGTCGCGCAGTACGGACGGAATCTGTGCCGGTTTGATTGTACCAGCTTCTACCATCCACTCAAAACCTACTGCGTAAAGATTTTTTAGAGCATTAGAAGCGTCATAGACAAGTGCTTTTGTGCCGTTAGATGTTACAATCTTTTTAGGACTGGTTTTCTGACCAATAGATTTCATAACAGCAGTTTCGAACGTGGTGTTATCAATGATAAGACCATAGTGCTTAAACCATACCCGTACTTCTGTAAGAACTTGCTCATATCTTTCGGCCTTAGCAACGCACTTCTTAAATGATTTGTCGGTATCTGTCCAGGCAAAACAAGCCTCTTCCTTGAGCTGTTTATCCCGTTCAGCTTCTAATGATGCCAGGATAGACTTGTAGTTTTCAAGCATCTCATTGAGTTTTTCCGCCGGAACATCAATCTTTGTGTGACCTGCTAACATATCGTTGACCGCCGCGATACTGTTCATAGTGTTCTCAATCTTTGCAGAAAAGATTGTTTTAATCTCAGCTTTGTGGATGACTACACGGAAATACTCCGCTGTCCGTGAAGATAATTCTTTACTGGAAGAGAAAAAGTCCACCTTGCTATTGTTGTTAGTAATTGTTGTGTTAGTTGTGTTCTTTGTCATGATAAATACCTCGTCTTTCTTGAATTGATTGTTTATTGGTTAAAGCGTTGCACTGGGAGTCGAACCCAGAAACTATATATAGATATAGCCCGCCTGTTCATGCACAACGCTATATTCACATCGCACACAGCTGGAATAGAATATAATCACCAGCTTATAGTTATTGGACCTATGTCTTTCACCATACACCATCTCACATCGTAGTCCAAAAGGGCAGACTACTGGCGTATTTGGTCTTTCACTATCGCCTTATGCTCACTATGCTTGTTTACTTTTTTGTAAGTTACCATACATAGATTTACGACATTTCTGGAATGTGCAACCTGTCTATTCAAGAATCAATGTTCACAAGGTACTGAACTTTTCTAATTCATTCCGCCTTAACAGAACTTTTCGAATTGTAAGTTTGTGCCGTGACACTCGCCCACAAAAGTACAGTATTTTCGTGCTTTAATTAGTGGATTTTTTTACAGAAATGTGATAGAATTGTAATTAGAGTATGTATAAAGTAGGTTTAGCAAGTTACTAATTACAACTCTATCACGGTGGAACTAATGGGCTACTACTTCCGACGCTTGAACGCTTCGGATACTATCAAAGTTATGGGGATAACTAAGATAGATAAGTGCGGTACAGATAGTATTATGAAAGCTAATACATCTCTCATTGGTTTCACCTTCTTTCTGTATAGACTTATGGCGTGACCTACTATGTGTAGGATTGTTTGACACGGTACGAACCGTGTACCATAATCTATCACTAATTTTCAAGGTACAGTAAAACTTTTTCGGATAGATCCGAATGTGAATTTTTAGGGGCTTTTGAATGTCCCCTTGAATTTGTTGTCTTAATGATATCACTCTTTTGAGTGATTGTCAAGAACTTTTTAAAACTTTTTTAAGTTGTTGTCCATATCTCTTTCGGACATTTAGGAGTATATCACCTTTTTGCGTGATTGTCAACAACTTTAAAAAAGTTTTTTCGAAATAATAATAGAATTAATTGTTATAGGTTCATCTTATAACTATCAAATCAGTCGATATAAATTGATATTGAGAATCATTATCATTTATTTACCAATTCCACTATTTGAGAATCGTTCTCATTTAAGAATATCAATAGCCATTCCTATTATTCAGTTCTTCCAGACCATCAGCATACACATAGTTTTCAATACTATATATACAGTTATCAATACTATATCACATAGTTTTTACTGTCACACAACCCGCCGTAAAATGTACGTTTACAGTCACTTCAAGGCAACGTGTCACCGCGTTAAAGCGCCGGTGTGCTAAAAACCAGAACGTATGTTCGATTTCGCAGCCAGACCGTAAGCTGATCTACCCACACAGTCACTTCAAAAATCACCCTTTTACTCATCACCAATTCTAATATACATATAAATATGTCTAATAATTCAACAATCAATTCAACATCCAATCCAGCAACCACCCGCTCTCAAATCTCACCCCTTCACCAATTCAACACACCCTCACCAATCACTCCCAAACCGCACAATTACCGCACTTAAACCAACCCCACCCACTTTTAACCCATTATCGAGTTAAATATCGAGAAATACCCGTATTTTCTTACTAAAAACCGACTTCACTCTCCCACTTTTTTACATGCAAAATTTCAATTTTTTCACCCTAACCAGCCGCAAACCTCATAAATCCCGGCAAAATTTCGATAATAAATTTTAATCATATTTTTATAAAAGTTACTCCAATATTGACACCATACTCCACATATGCTATTATTCAAATATGACATCTATACGACACAATGACACATCAATGTCATAGAAAGGAATAATGCACATGAAAACATCTATTAACTACAGTACCTCATCATTTGGTCCATTTGAAGGTAATTCTATTCAGGAAATTATAGAACCGCATTTTTCAGTCTTGGAACCGATCATCTTAGAAAAACTTGGCAATGCTGCAGGATATAATCTTGATTCCGTATATGCTGAATACAATACAACTGCCAAAACTGCAGAACTTCATGTGTTTGCAAGCGGGAGTGATACTCTCCTTCATCATGATCCGGCACAGTTAGAGAGCAAAGAACTAATTTTTACTCTTCCTGGTATCACTCAGGATGATCTTCCGGAACGCTACGATTTCGAACTTATAGAAGAGGAAAACTTCAATCCATACTCAAATCCTGCCAACATATCAGCAAAACTTGGAATCCTTGAAGCTGCCGTTGATTATATGGCCGACATTACAAACCAGAAACGACCGGCAGAAACATTACATTCACAAATGCCAAATCTGAGAAGAGAATCAACGCAAGTATATCTTACAAGACTTATGATGATGTTTGGATTTTTACGTTCTCGTAAAACAGGTCTTACAGCCAACTTAAAAGATCTGATCCAGCGAATGGTTATCTCGCTACAAGATGTCACTAAAATAACATACGATGAAGAAACAAATATCATCTTATACTACTACAAGACTATGAAGTATTTCCAGGAAGCCAACCGAATAACAGCTATCAAATACTATCGTGAACAAACCGGGAAAACTCAAACAGAAATAGCCAATGAACTCGGAGTCAGCCTCCGGCAATACCAACGCTATGAAGCAACAAATTCTACTCTTCCAATGGCAAATAAGCTGGTTGCGGAAAAATTAGCCCAGATTTTAAATGTACAGCCAACAGATTTGATACGAAATCATCTCATTGTCCTTAAATAGTCAATATTCAATAAGGCACTTACTATTAAGTAGGTGTCTTTTTTCTTTGTTAAAAATAATTTGACACTCCACAATTGTTTCTACGGCATTTTCTTTTCATCAGTCAATACTTTATCAATAAATATATAAAACTCTCGTATAGCGTCTCACAGGAGTTTAAAACGGCATTTCCACATCTGTGTTATATGTATTATAGAACCATGATTCATAAAACAAGATAGTTTGACATCGTAGAAGCCTTTCTATGACGCTTTAATCATTTCATTGATAACTTTATCATTGATAAGCAGAAGATCCAGTACAGACGCTCTCAGAAGCTCACAACGTTATTTCTGTTATATGCATTCTATTATACTTATCACATAATCGGTTCTTGTGATTCCGGAAACACACATTCGTCATACTAAAAGAAACCGTATAGGGGGTATGATTAAACGCCGCCAGGATAAGATGACCGTATAACGGGACGTACTGATCAGAAACAGAAAAATTTTTTAAAAATTATAGTGAGTTTTGAAGACTTTAAAGCTATGATAACGCATACTCTTTTTTTTACTATTAAAAAGAGAATACCAATGTAAACCACAAGACATTTGAGAGCAACGCTCGAAAATGGATTGTGATCACATTAAAGCTACTGAACGAAATGCGTAACGAAGTGAAGCATGGAGAGAATAGCTTTGATGTGGATAACTGTCTGTAAGACATGAACACGATCATTTGAAATGATACGAACAATCGCGCAGACAAAAAAATATTTTATAAAAGATACGATAGTAGATTTTATAAAATATTTTTTATATATGTTTATCTTATTTAATATTAGTATATCTTCTTTCAGTTCAGTTGACATACAAAAAAGTGTTGTCAAATTTTTGATTTTGAAAAATAGACATACACAAAAGTGTCGTAAGTCGAACTCTCGTAAGAAGACAGGAGGTTTTTATGGAATCATTTTTACACAAACACTACAAGAACAATTTAATATGCGAAGGGATGCAGATTCTATCTTGTGGCGATCTGCTTACAATTACAACCATTGAAACAGAGGTAGATCTCAGGAAAAAATTTGGAACCAGTTGGGAAAAATCTATTATTGTTGATATCCTGGCCCAAACCGACAAGGGCTACATAGCCATAGAGATCTATAACACTAATCCGAAACTATGGGCGGCACTCTCTCCTTATTATAAAGATATTTCCGACAAGGTAGTGAACTTCTTCGAGGTAAAGATCTGTAATGTTGCGAACCAGCCGCCGGTGTGGAGAGACAGGAAGCTGTTACTTAAAGAGTCTTCTACTGAGTATCATGATGAAAATACTCAGGTAGGTGATTTTTATTTCGGACCAAATAGCAAACCATTCAAAGTAAATGACAAATTGTATCAGGTCAAGTGCGTTCATCGGCATCATACCTATTCTAAATACAGCGACATTGTAACAGTTCAATTTGATTTAGAGAATAAGTATATTACCGAAAAACGATTATATGGTTGTTTTGGCGACATTTCCGGCATGGTTAAGAGTCAGTTCAACTATATAAAGATTACGGACAAACTTTATCAGTGTATTTCATTCTATAACCCACGAAATACCGGGACCGGGAAATATGATCAGGAAATGTTATCAAAAATCAGACACCAATTAGAGAATATGAAACCACAGAATAAAATTGTATACGCAAGGAGTAACTAATGGACAAGGAAGAATATTTTACAAGATTTCCAAATGAATATATTCAGACAAACATTAAAACCACGTTTGGAGTAAGTCGAAAATTTTACATCACTTATATTCTGATTGATCGCTACAGGTCATATGAGGACTACAGTTGGATCACTATCCGGAAGATTTTAGAATTTTATGGGTATAAAACTACCAAACATAAGCCCAAAGCCTTCCATGAAATTCTGGATGTACTTGAATATATGATCAATAATCGAATGATTGAGGTTCGTCAGGATCTCGATTCCATAGGCTATGATACCGGTATAGAAATTAAAATTATTTCGGAAAATTTTGATGCAATCGAAAATTTTTCAAAAATCACCTCTTCACAACTGGACTTTATTATGACCAACGAATCAAGTATTAACAAAGAGAATATTCTAATGGCCTTCTTGTATATAGACTCATATATTTTTATTCGGAGAAAAGGGTCCGACGGTGTTACTTCATCTGATTCCTCCAACAATCCTGAAGCATTCTGGCGGAGCTTAGAGAGTATGGCCTCTGATTTGTCTATGTCAAAAGACACTTTAAATCAATGTATAAAATGCCTCACTTCTCCTTCCAGAGAAAGAGAACCGCTTCTAATTAAAAAAGAGGTCGGAAGTGTACAACTGGATCCGAATAAACCACCACAGAATCTTCCTAACATATACGTTCTCAACAAGGATGGTTACCAGCACGAAATCGAATGGGCATTTCAGAAAATTCTGGAGCTATACTGTGTTGACTCGTTTGGCGAGATAAAGAACGGCAACAAAAAAAATTCGCCCACTCTCTTCTCTCAGAAAGAGAATAATCCTTTGTAGAAAAAATACAAAGGAGCATCACAATTGTTTTACGCATCAGATTACAAATATTTTGACAAAGCACGTCAGGCAGCACTCATCTCCGACTTTCCACGTCCGCACATTGGATGTGTGGCAGTTTATCATGGTCAGGTGATTGCTGCCGGATTCAATCGACAGAAAACACATCCACGCCAGCGTTACTACAATCGCTATCGAATCCAGTCGGATTCACTTCTTCCAAAACTCCATGCAGAAATCGCATGTATTAATCAAATTAAGAATCTTGACATCAATTTTTCCAAAGTAAAGCTTTATATCTTCAGAACCAGAGAAGATCAGCCATGTGGAATGGGGCGGCCATGTCCATCATGCATCGCTGCTATTAAGGATATTGGAATAAGAGAAATATATTATACGACCAATGATGGCTACGCTTTTGAAGAGATTAAATGAGGTGATTGCTATGTATAAAATTTATAAAAACAGAAAGGATTTTTACTATGACAGAAACACAGACAGAAATTATGAAGAACCATAACAATTTTAGCGGAGATCTCACAGTAGAAGATTTTTCAACTTTTTCTCCAAATAAAAAGAGAATAAATACACAGATGGTAGCCGACAAGCTACCGGAAGAACTGAAAAACAAAAAAATTAAAATCGAGGAGAAGAAAAAAATGCAATCTTACACACTGGAAGAACTTCGCACAATGAAATTAGTATCCAACACAAACGGACGACCTGAATCCACTCTCACAGATGAAAAATGGCAGCGAGAATTTGAGATTCGCAAATTCCTGATCAAACCAACTAAAGAAAAACGCATGGGTGGAAAATATTCCAAGGAAAGTGGTCAGTGGAACGAGGAGTTGCTTGGAAAATATTGCGGAGCTACTAACTGGCAAGACTACTGCTCTTATATTAACGATGTGTTGAAAAATATTCGTGAAGGCCAGGTTGACTATCTTTATTTTATTTTCCAGATCGAGGAGCTACTGCGCTTCCACCTTCAGGATCTGAGAACAAAATATGTTCCTGACGGCGGGTGCGGCTACTGGAAAGTATGGTTAGAACGATAGGTGGTGAGTTACAATCAGTAAATTTGGATTAAAAATCAAAAACATTGAAGCTGCTACATTATTTGAATATAATGCCGGTCTCCGCGATCACTACGATTATAAGGATGCCATGTTTGTAAATAGTCTGTTTAAAGATTATATTATGGAAAATGGTATGAAGGATTGGAAAGGAGAATCAACCAGAGACATTATTTGTCTGGAATTCAACTTCGGGACCCGATCCTACGAAGAAGAAATTGCTCATATAAAGAAAATCGCCAAGAATGCCAGAATCGACCGTAAACGGGCGAAAAGTATTAACTCAAAGAAACAAATTGAGATACAGGAAAATAAAAAACGGAAAATCATGGAGCTGTATAGGGAGACTAATAAGCATCACGATACATATAAAAAATTATCTGACGATCAGATTCGGAATTATTTTTATGAAAACGGTGCAGATGTCGAATACATTACCCGTAAAAAAAATGGTGAGATTATCAAGCGCGAATCCATACATTATATGATGCTCTATCGCAGCACGGGAAAAGCGAAAAAAGGAGCTTGTATGTTCATCCGAGACAAATTGTATAAAAAAGCCAGCAATTTTCTAAGAATGGGAATAAAACTTCCTGAACACAATTCTGATATCGTTGGAATCAGTGCTTACTCCTCTCTCATCTGCAGTGGTATCGTCGGAAAAATCAAAATTAATCCCAAAAATATCCTTGTATTAAAAGATGTAGATCGGTACTTTAACACGAGTATTATTTCTGTTGAGACGGACGCATCAAGGCATTGTATTGCGAAGTTTATTGAAAAATACAGATTAAAAAACACTCTATTTGATGGTCAGGCTCTAATTGATTCAAGCATTTTCCCAGATTGGGGTAATGGTTATATCCTTCTGAGACATCATTTTTGTAAAATGGCTGCTTTCTGTGCAAACATCCAGTTGTTTTTCAGAGAGTATTTTGGAGACGACTACTATACGGCCACGGTCAAGGATATGTGGGGAAACGAACATTTCGTAAAGGATATTGAGCTGATTACTACGGATAACGCAATGAAGTGGATTAAGTACAATAAATCCTATGATTATTGGTGTAAAAAGGTTTACGACAATGGCTGCATGTTTGGAATTGTTAAGACGGCACATCCAAGCAAACTCGGCACGGTTCAGAGAATGAGTTACCAGATGGTTAATTCTTTAAGTCTTGATATTATGCCGGAAGTATGTCAGGAAAGTATTTCCTATATTAACAAACTTAAGAGTGACGACGACTTCTTCCTGGAATATTTGAAAAAAAACATCAATTTCTCCAATGACTACGAGGCTTTGATTGCTCTGTGCGAACAAAATAGGGAATTCATCAGGAGTTCTTACTTTAGAGAACGCAAAAAATCAATCATTATGGCATATGTTCTGAACTTTAAAAGTGGGAAAATCCTTCAAAACGCTGACAATCTTGTTATTGTTGGATCTCCATATGCGATGTTATTGTATGGAGCAACGGGTGATCCAGACTCTGTGGACAAAGATGATACTTTCCAAGTTGAAGAAGGGACTATCCAGTGTTTTACTGGTCGGTTCAAGCATGATTCATATCTCGCAGAGTTCAGAAGTCCGTTTAACGGGAAATACAATCTTGGCTATCTCCATAACGTGTATGACGAGCGTTTTGACCGTTATTTCAAATTTTGTGATCAGATAATCGCCATAAATATGAATGGTACTGATTTTCAGGATAGGAACAATGGGTTAATAAAATGGCCCAGTTCTACAGCAATGTAGTTCTAAAAATATTCGGTGAATTGCTGGAAAACTAAATGTGTGTAAAAAAAAGAGAATATATAAGAAAGGAGGTAACGCAAAATGAACGATTATTATGTGTATGAACATATAAGGTTAGATAATAATACTTGTTTTTATGTCGGTAAGGGACATGGGAAAAGGGCAGATTACAAGTTTAGAAACAAACATCATGATAGGATCGTAAGAAAATATGGAATGAAAGTAAATATTATAGCCGATTCTTTGTCTGAAGATGAAGCTTATAAAATCGAAGAACAGACAATTGCATATTACGTATTCGTGTTAGGATATGGGATTGATATTATTGGATATAACAATAATAGTGACGAACCAGGCCATTTAACAAATCATACATTTGGTGGAGACGGATCAAAAGGAATGATTCATTCTGACGAGTGGTGTGCGCAGCATTCTGTTGATATGTCTGGCGAGAACAATCCAATGTATGGGGTTAATGTATGGGATACATATTCCGAAGCTCAGAAGCAAGAGATATTAT